ATGAAGCTCAACACACAACAGCGACTCCTTAACGAACACGAGGTAGCGGACTCCTGCTCGATCAGTGTTCTGACGCTGCGGAAATGGCGTAGCCAAAAGCGCGGCCCGGAATTCGTGAAGATCGGCGCGCTGGTCCGGTATCGGCCCGAGGACGTTGACGCCTGGATCGCGGCGCAGAAGTCAGCTGGGGTTGAACAGCGGGAGGTGGCGCGATGACGCCACTTCAAACCGCGCAGGACATGCTGCCATCCGAAGTGACCTTCCTCGCCGCGATGCAGCAGCTCGGCTTTGGCAGGTTCGAGTACCTCCAGATCCGCGGCGGCGAACTGGTGCTCGATCCCTGGCCCGCCACCGTGCGCGACGTCAAGTTCGCGACCCCGCCCAATGCGGGCAAGCCCGCCGAACCCAACTCCGAGCTTCGGCCGCAGGTCGCCGAATTCTTCGCCTACGTGCGCGAAGTCGACGCCGGCGAGATCCGGGAGCTCGATGTGCGGCACGGGTTGCCCTTCTCTATGGAGATCGAACTCCAGGGAGGCCGCCGTGGTTGATCTCACGCTTGACCAGGCTCTACCTGTTGTTCAGGATCTCGCCGGACGGAAGGCGAATGCGTTTGTTCGCCGCTGCGGGCTCGGCGTCGACGAGCGGGAGGACGTGGAGAGCCAGCTCGTCCTGACCTTTCTCACACGCTGGCCGAAGTTCGACAACGAAAAAGCATCCGTCCGGACGTTCGCGTCGCGCGTGATGGATAAGGAACTGACGTCCATCCTGCGCTACCGCCTGGCAGAGGGCCGCCAGCCGCAGGACCTCCCGTCGAGAGGTTCAGTTCCAAGTCCAGCGTCACTTCGGCAATTCCGGATTGATATGGAGCGCGCGGTGGCTCCGCTGCCCAACACCGTGCAAAAAACCGCTCTGGCGCTGTTCTGGTACTCCACGGTAGAAACAGCAGAGGCGCTGGGATGTTCCCGGCAGATGATCAGCAGGCGGAAGCAGCAGATCCGCGAGGCGTTTCTTTCCGTTGGCATCGGGCCGAATTACTTCGCTGCTGGAGGCGCCCGATGAACTCCTCGCCGATGACCTCCACTTACAGCATGTGGTCGCTCTTCCGGAACTGCCGGAAGGCATGCGAATACCGGTACGAGATCGGCCTCGTTCCCCGCGAGAAGGATCCGAACCTCAGCTTCGGGTCGCTGATCCACGAGTGTCTGCAAACCTGGCACGGGACCCGAGACCTCGCCGCCGTTATCGACTTCATCGATCGGGCCTGCGCCTCCCGCCGCGACGATGACAGTGTTCGCCGTGACTGGCACCTGGCACGCGCCATCATGACCGGCTACGCCACGCGGTATCCGCAAGAAGAGTTCGAGATCGTCGCCCTGGAAAGTACGTTCGAAGGCGCGATCATCAATCCCGCCACGGGTGCCTCTTCCCGCAGCTTCGTGCTGGCAGGCAAGGTTGACGGCATCGTGCGCATCGGCGGCGACCACTACATCCTCGAACACAAGACCGCCGCGACGATCGACGCGGATTACCTGGAGCGGCTCTGGACGGATTTCCAAATCGCCATCTATTCCTTTTACGTCGAGCAGGCGCTTGGTATCCCGATCACCGGCGTCATCTACAACGTCCTGGGCAAGGCGCGGCTGCAACAGAGCAAGGGGGAAACCGAGGAAGAGTACCAGGCCCGGCGCGCCGAGCTGCTGGAAAAGTCGAAAACCGGCAAGACCACAGCCAAGCGCAAGCTGCCGGAATCAGACGAGGAGTTCGAGGCGCGGATGGCGGTGAAGTACCTCGAGCCGGAGATGTTCCACCGCGAGATGCTCTATCTGTCGCGGGACCGCTTCGACGTCTTGCGGGCTGAACTCTGGGAACTCACGCAGGCGCTCCTCGACGCCCGCAGGCGGAAGGTCTTTTACCAGAACACCGCGTTCTGCTTCAACTACAACCGGCCCTGTGCTTACTTTCCCATCTGCCGCTCCAACGGCAATCCGAACGTGATCGAGAACTTCTACACCATCCAGGCGCCGCACGAAGAGCTGCGCGTGCCGGCCAGTGAACCTGCTTTCTGAAAGGACACACCATGCCTCTATTACCAACAACGAAGACCGCGTCCAAAAACAGTCTGGCCGATTTGACCGTCATGGTTTACGGCCAGACCAAGATCGGCAAGACCACGCTCTGCTCTCAGGCCGAGGGCGCGCTGTTCCTGGCCACCGAGCCGGGACTGAACGCCCTCGATGTTTTCCAGGTCCCGATTCTCACCTGGGATGACCTGCTCAACGTTTGCGCCGAGATCAGCGATGGGAACCACCCCTTCAAGACGGTGATCATCGACACGATCGACAACGCCTACAAGTTCTGCACGGATTACGTGCTGAAGAAATTCAAGATCGAGCACGAGTCCGACCTGGGCTACGGCAAGGGCTACGCGTTGATCAACAACGAATTCCAGCGGGTGCTGACGAAGCTCGCCTTCCTGCCCTGCGGCCTATTCTTGATCTCCCACGCGAAGGAGATGGAGATGGACTCGCGCACCGGCAAATACACGCGCGTGGTCCCAACGCTGCCGGACAAGGCCCGCAAGATCGTGTTGGGCATGGCCGACATGGTGCTGTTCTGCGACCTGGAGGTCCAGCCTGGCGGCGAGGGCGAGCCAACGGTCCGCCGGGTGATTCGCACGAAGCCGAGTCTCTACTACGAGGCCGGCGACCGCACGGGGCGGCTGCCCGAGACCCTCGACCTCGATTTTTCCAGTTTCCTCGAAGCCTTCAATGCGGCAACCGCCGCGAAATCGGCCGCCAAGCCGGCCTCTGCGGGTAAGCCCGCTCCGGCGGCGGCCAGCAAGTAGTCATTCCGAAAAAGGAGAAACCCAATGGGTAAGCAATCAATCGATTTGGCACAGTTCGACGACGATTTCCAGACTGAAGCAACCGCGGAGCGGGGCGGCTTCGAGAGCGTCCCTGACGGCAAGTATCAGGTAGCCGTCGAGAAGGTGGAGTTGACCCAGTCCTCGACCGGCAACCCGATGTTGAAATGGACGCTGCGCATCCTGGCGCCCCGCTTCGCGAACCGGCTTCTGTGGCGCAACAGCGTCTTCACGCACAACACGCTCAAGTACGTAAAGACGGACCTGCATCTCTGCGGGCTCGACCTCGACAAGCTTTCGGAGCTTCCGAAGCACCTGGACAAACTGCTTGACGTGAAGCTGGAGGTCACCAAGAAGACCAAGGGCGACAACGAGAACATCTACTTCAATCGCCGCATCGAAACCGCCGCCAGCACCAACCGGTATCAGCGCGAGGCCGGAGATGCCCTTGTCCCGTTCTGATGGGTCGCCGGTCACGTTCATTATCGACACCCGCGAGCAGGAGCCATATGAATTTGATCCCCGGCTGGTGACCGCTGTTCGACGCGCGCTGCCTGCCGGGGATTACTCGGTAGCCGGCCTGGAGCAGATGGTTGCGGTGGAGCGTAAAACTCTCGACGACTTCGTGGGCACCGTCATTCGGGCACGCGGCCGCTTTTACCGCGAACTCCGGCGTCTGGAGCGCTACGCCCGGGCATGCATCGTCGTAGAAGCGGATTTGGGCGACGTTCTGGCGGGTCGCTATCGGGGCGATGCTCACCCTCACTCGGTTCTGGGAAGCGCCCTTGCCGTCTCCGTGGATTTTGGCGTCCCGGTGTTCTTCTGCTCCAACCGGCAGATCGCCTGCCGGTTCGTCGAAGGCTACTTGCTGCGCGCGCTGGATAGGAGGACTCAATGGTTCGAACAGACGTAGCTTTAGCGGCGGCGAGTATTTGCGGCGTGGTGCAGGCTGTGTACCACGCCGGCGCCAACTTCTCTGCGGGGCGGCTCCGGACAGAGGATGGAAAGTTCGTCCGCTTTGCCGGCAAGGTGTTCATCCGGGAAAACGATCCCGTGTCTCTCCGCGGCCGATGGGAGGACCATCCGAAGTACGGTCGGCAGTTCGCTGTTGAATGGTTGGACGCGCAGGTCGATCTCGATCCCGTGGGCCTTGCCAACTACCTCGCGAACCACCCGGACATCCACGGCATCGGCCCGGCGAAAGCGAAACTGATCGCGGAGACCTTCGGCGCGGATTTCGACCGGGTGATCCGCGAGACACCCGCCATCGTCGCGGCGGTAGCGAAGGTTTCCCTGGAGCGGGTCGACGAGCTCCAGCGGATCTGGGTAGAGAGTAGCAAGCTCAACGCGGCCATGACCTACCTGGCTGCCTTCGGCCTTACTCACTTTCAGGTGACCAAGCTGGTGGGGAACTTCGGCAACCATGTTGTGCCGATGCTCCGGGAGAACCCATACATTCTCATCAGCGAAGTGCCGGGCTTCGGTTTCAAGCGGGTGGACAAGATCGCCAGGCGCCTCGGAACGCCCAAGGAACTGCCCTCGCGATTGCAGGCCGGGATTCTCTACACGATCCAGTCCGCGCTCGACGAGGGAGACTGCTGGGTCGAATACGAAGATCTGCTTGACCGGACCAACACTCTTCTGGTGCTCGACAACCTGGACAGTCGTGAACTGATCGAGGGGCAACTCGAAGGTCTCCTTGGCGAGAAGCGCCTGGTCTGTTGCCCCTATGAGCGGCTGGTGGTGGCAGACCCCAAGATTCACGAAATGGAGGAGTACCTCGCCGGCGTTTTCCGCCATGCGTCGGCGAGGAACCCGCACTGGGAGGACAACATCCCATCGGGCGTTTTCTTCGAACTGCTGAACCCGGAGCAACGCGCGGCCATCGACAATGCGTTTGAATTCTCCATCTCCCTGATGACCGGCGGCGCGGGTAGCGGCAAGACGTTCACATTGAAGTCCCTGATCGGCGCCTGCGAGGACCTGGGTCTCAGTTACGAACTGGCCGCACCCACGGGCAAGGCTGCGAAGAGGCTGGAACAATCAGTGAAGCGCCCCGCGCGCACTCTCCATCGGCTGCTCGGCTTTAACGGGAAGACCTTCTCGATGGGCCCGGAGCAAAAGATCGAAACCGATTTCCTTGTGGTGGACGAAGTCTCGATGGTCGACGTTCCCCTGATGTACCAGTTGTTTCAGGCCATCGACCGTGACCGGACTGCCGTGTTGCTGGTCGGCGACCACAATCAGTTGCCCCCGGTTGGCCCCGGAAACGTCCTGCGAGACCTGGTCCAATCGCGAGCCATCCCGACGACGGTCCTGACCAAGATCATCCGCCAGGCCGGCGTGCTCAAGGAGAACTCCACCGCAATCCTCGACGGGGTGGTGCGGCCGACCTGCGACGAAAAGGTTGACGGCTACCGACCTTGGTATGTCGTCAACAACTTCACCGATCGCGAGCATGTCCGGTTCTTCCTGGAGAAGCTATTCGAAGAGGTGCTGGCCGAACGCCTCGGCTTCGATTTACTTCAGGACGTGCAGGTGTTGACGCCGACACACAAAGGTCCGCTCGGCACCATCGAGTTGAACACTGTCCTGCAGCGTCTCGTCCAGAGGAAACTGTTCGGCGTCCAGGTGCCGCCGGTTGAATTCGGCCACCGGCCTGGGTTCCTGCCGCGCGACAAAGTCATCCAGACCAAGAACGATTACGACCTCGGCGTCATGAACGGCGCGGTCGGTTTCATCGTCGACAACGACCCGAAGGATGGGCTTGCGGTCGATTTTGAAGGGCGCGTGGTCGAGATCTCGAAAGAGAGCGCCAAGGAATACAACCTCCAGCTTGCCTACGCGACATCGATCCACAAGATGCAGGGCTCCGAGTTCCCGTGCGCCATCGTGATCACCCACAAGTCGCACTCGTTCATGCACCACCGCAATCTGCTGTACACGGCGGTGACACGCGCACAGAAGGCTGTCATCCTCCTCGGTGATCACTGGGGAATCGAGAATTGCGCTCTCAAGCAGCAGGTGGACAGGCGAAACACGTTTCTGTCCTTCCTGTTGCATGAGGCGCGGAGACCGGAATGAGGGCCCCGGATTTCAATTCATCCGAGGTGGCGAGCTACTACCGAACGCGGTTTCCGGACTTGAAGCAGGCGGGGCCGGAGTGGCGCGGTCCGTGCCCCGTTCATCAGGGCGACGACGCCAATTTCGCGGTGAACCCGAAGAACGGCCTTGCGTACTGTCACTCGCAGTGCGGCCGCGGATGGAACATCCTGCAACTGGAACAGGAACTATCTGGGCGACCGTGGAAAGAATGCCGCCAGGAGGTGAACTCCATCGTGGGGCGACCCATCCGAGGGCCGGCGAAATTGAGGGAGGTCGCCACCTATGACTACACCGATGCCAATGGCGAGTTCCTGTTCCAGGTCGTGCGGTACGAGCCCAAGACGTTTCGACAGCGGCGGCGCGTCGTCAAGATGGATGGAACCAGCGCTGGCATCTCTTGGGAGTACAACATCAAAGGCATCAGCCGGGTGTTGTACCGCCTGCCCAAGGTGGCGGCCGCCGAGCAGGTGTTGGTGGTCGAGGGGGAGAAGGATGTCGAGAGCCTGGAACAGCTAGGGTTCGTCGCGACCTGCAATCCGGGTGGGGCGTGCAACCACCCGGGCAAGTGGCTGAAGAACTACAGCGAGAGCCTTGAGGGGAAGCGGGTCGTTATTCTCCCGGACAATGATACGCCCGGCCAGAAGCACGCCGAAATCGTCTTGCAGGCGATTCGGCATCGTGTCAAGGAACTGCGGATCGTGCAAATCCCGGTCGGCAAGGATGCTTCGGATTGGATTGCGGGCGGCGGCACGCGCGACTCCATCGACGAAGCGATCTCCCAGGCTTCGGTCGTCGCCGGCCAGGACGTTTCCAATGATGGGAGCACGCCGGGCCCGCAGCCCGAATCGAGTCAGGCTCCAGCGGCTCCGGCCATTCCTCAGATCCAGGTCAACGATCGCCCGTTTCGAACAATCTGCCAGGACGGCTTCGACGCGCTGGGGTCATCGAACACGCCACCCCAGCTCTTCGTTCGGGCCTGTCGCATTGCGTGCATCGAAGCCACGGAACTCGGGCGTCCCTTCATAGCCGACTTTGACGAGACGAAGCTGCGCCACTACCTGGCACAGGCCGCCGATTTCTTCGAGTTGTCTGCACGCGGCATTCGGAAGGAAGTCCCGCCTCCGTTGGACGTAGCCAAGAACATCCAGGCGCGCAATCCCGCCAGTTGGGGGTTCCCTGTACTCGAGGCGGTTGTCGAAGCACCCACCCTGCGGCCGGACGGCACGGTACTCGCGCAGCCCGGATATGACGCCGCCAGCCGCCTGTATCTGGTGCCGTCCCCGGGCTTGGAGGACATCGAGATTCCTGAGCAGCCATGCAGTGACCACATCGAGGTTGCCCTCGAGGTGATCCGCGACGCGATCGGTGACTTCCCTTTCGTCGATCAATCGAGCTACGCCAATGCTGTCGGCGCGATGCTGACGTCGGTCTGCCGCCATATCATCAGCGGACCCGTGCCGCTTGCGCTCTTTGACGCCACCACCCAGGGGACGGGCAAGACGCTGCTCGCCGAAGTCATCGCCATCATTCTCACCGGGCGCGCCGCGGAGTTGATGTCAGCGCCAGCGGAACCCGAAGAGTGGCGCAAGCAGTTGACGAGCATCCTGATAGAGGCCCCGCCGCTGGTGATCATCGACAACGTCACGACAACGGTGGACTGGGGCGACCTCGCCAAGGTCATCACCGGAGAAATGCACCGGGACCGGCTGCTGGGCAAATCGCAAACCGTCTCGGTGCCAGTTCGTTGTTCGTGGATCGCCACGGGCAACAACCTCCAGCTCGGCGGCGACATGGCGCGCCGCTGTTATTGGATTCGTATGGATGCTGGGTGCTCCGATCCCTTCCGGCGCACCGGGTTCAAACATGAGCGGCTGAAGGAATACCTCGTCGAACACCGCAGGGATCTGCTGATCGCGATGCTGACGCTGGCGCGCGCTTGGTTTGCGGCGGGCCAGCCCAAGTCCTCGGTTCCGCCCGTAGGTAGCTTTGAACGCTGGACGGAGGTTGTGGCCGGAATCCTGGAATACGCCCGGGTTGAGGGATTTCTGGCAAACAGCGAGAAGCTGTTCGAGCAGTCCGACATCGAGCGAACCGACTGGGAAACGTTCCTTGAGGCGATCGAGGATGCATTCGAGGCGACGGCCTTCACCATTGCGGAGCTTTGGGAACGGCTCAATGAGAAAACCTACGAGGAGCTGGTCCGTCAGTCCGTCCTCACGGATCGCGCGGAAGAGCTTCGCAATGCGCTTCCCATCGACCTGACCCGCTGGATGGACCGCGAAGGGCAGTTCAAGCAGCGTCTTGGCGTCGCGTTCAATTCGCGGCGCGGGCGGCGGTTCGGCAAACGGCAGATGCGTGTCGAGCGCGCCAGCGGAGACGCTCACGGCAAAGTCGCGCGATGGAAGGTGGTGGCCGATGCCTAGACCGGGCGTTTTTGTTTGTTACAAATTGCGGGGACCTGCGGGGACTCTGCGGGGACTCATTTTGGAGAGTCCCCGCAGGTTAAGCGCATGTGATGGAGATACTTACAACGATTTGCGGGGACTTGCGGGGACTCTTTCCCCCTTTCACGCATACGAGAATATTCACACAACGCATTGCGCACATCACGTGACCCGCGCATACGCGTATAGGCTCCGACCCGCCGAAAGTCCCCGCAAGTCCCCGCAAATCCCGCTATGCTACTGAACCAGAATGAGTTAAGGTGCGGGGACTCGTCGATTTCAGTCCCCGCAGAGTCCCCGCGAGTCCCCGCAGATTGTAACGTTTCTGAAATACTTTGGGTCTCGACGGACCTGAGAACGTGGTGCCCGCGTGATCCGGGCTTCATTGCGCGCGACTGCCAAATCAACGACCGCTGCTATCGGCGCCTCGATCCGGAGTATTTCGCCTGGCTCAAGCTCAGGATGCATGCGGTCAAGGCCGCCGCAGATGCCGGGCGCGTGCCGGCGGAAGCGTTCGACGACTTGCGGCAACGCTTCAACGATGTTCAGGCACGCGCGATCAAGGTTTTCGGTGAGCAGAAGTTGCTCGACGCAGTTCGGATGCTCGATGCGGAAAAGTATCGGCCGCCGCTGCCCGATGAGTTCGAGAAGCCGAAGCCGGTTGAGCCAGTCCCAGCGAGAATAAGTCCAGAGTCCGAGAGGCTCGCCCGTGCGCGCGGCATCGTCGATCAAATCCGCGATCAGGCACTGGCACTCGGATGGTCCATGGACAATCTGTACTTCTGCGATGGTTACGAGCGACACCCAATCGGGCCCCGGTACGGGCTGGTCTGCTATGTCGGCGCTGAACAACGGATCGGCGAGGTCACCCGCCAGTCAATCGAACTGATCGGCCCGCCGCCACTGGAGACACGATCCCGCTTCTACAACCCGGATGTAGACCAGCCATGGATCAATCGGGTCAGGCCAGCAGCAGCTTTGTGATTCGGTAGGTTTACACTTTCCCTGCCGCCTGCGTATATTTACATCGAAGGCGCAGTTCGTCAGGCAAGCGCAAGGCGCACCCTCCGAAGGACTCCCCCACAAGCAGCAACGAGAGACGGGACTCTCGCAAAACTCCTTCCCTTCCGTGCCGTACCCGAAGTGTGTCCAAATGAAGCCCGCCGAACAGATCCCGTACTACGCTCCCGATGGAACGTCCCTTGGCTTCCGCTCGATGGAGGCTGCAAAGCGCTTGATCGCAGGCGGCTTCGTCAAGCCATCCTACGGGCGCAAAGGCCACCTGAAGGCGATCTGGCTGCGGCGCGAGGACGGCAGCAGCCCCGTTGAAACGCACGCGCGGGCCGGCACACGTTACAGCTTCGTCGAGAACCTGGAGCACGGACGCTGCTGGAAGCTGCGACGCCTGGCGCGGAAGGACGAGGACGGCGTGGCGTTTTCCACGCGTGGGATCTTCACCCAGGTGCTGGCAGATTGTCTGGTCGCGTGAAACATCGACAACGCAAGGTCGGCGGGCGGTACGTGGCATGGGTCCGTGGCGCCTTCGTTCGGAACGGAAAGAAGCTGATCGCGGGGAAGAAAAGCTGATTCGGATGCCACGGTTCATCGCCGATTCGCTGGCCACTGGCTGGCGTGAGACCGATGGGTCCTTCCTGGGCCTGGGCGGCGGCGGGTGGAATGGTGGCACAAAGTCTCTAGTTACTTGCACTTAGTCAGGTGGTCAGGGCGGGTGGTCACTCTGACTTCCGCAACGTTCGGCCTGGTTGGCCGCAGGATCCCAAAATAGATGGCAACACTCCCGCCAACCATGACGCCGGCGATGGCGCATCGCATCGAAATCTGGCCCATCGGCCGCTTGGTCCCTTACGACAAGAACGCGCGCACACACTCGCCGGAGCAGGTGGCGCAGATCGCGGCGTCCATCGTGGAGTTTGGTTTTGTGAATCCGATCCTCGTCGATTCCACGGGCGGGATCATTGCCGGCCACGGTCGTCTCCTGGCCGCCCGGAAGTTGGGCCTTGCGGAGGTTCCGGTGGTGGTGCTGGGCCACCTCAGTGAGATTCAACGGCGGGCGTACGTCATCGCGGATAACCAGCTTGCGCTCAACGCCGGGTGGAATGATGAACTGCTGCGGGGCGCGTTGGAGTCGCTCAGCGCGGATGGGTTCAACCTGTCCCTGGTGGGGTTCTCCGACGAGGAACTCGTCGTGCTGCTTACCAGTGCCGAACCGGAAGCTGCCACCGACGTCGAGGAGGAACCGGTTCCCGAACCTCCCGCGCAACCGGTCACGGTGCCCGGGGATGTGTGGTTGATCGGGCCGCACCGCCTGGCCTGTGGCGACTGCCGGGACACTGCGATCGTTGAGAATCTGATGGCGGGCGCCCGTGCGAACGTGGCGATCACATCGCCGCCCTACGCCACGCAGCGTGAGTACGATCCATCGAGCGGGTTCAAGCCGGTGCCGCCTGAGGAGTACGTCGAATGGTTTCGCGCGGTGGCCGCCGGCGTCGAGTCCGTGCTGGCGCCCGACGGATCCTACTTCCTGAACATCAAGGCCCACGCCGACGAGGGCGAGCGGAATCTGTACGTGATGGACCTGGTCCTGGCTCACCGGCGCCAGTGGGGCTGGCGGTTCGTGGATGAGTTCTGTTGGCGCAAGACCGACAACGGCGTGCCGGGCGGCTGGGGGAACAGGTTCAAGAACGCGTTCGAACCGATTTACCACTTCTGTAGGCAGCAGCAGATCAAGTTCCGTCCGCAAGCGGTCGGGCACGAGTCCGACGACTGCTTTGACTATTCCCCGAACAATCCGAAGTCGACCTCGGGGAGCGGGCTACTCGGCACCGGGGCACGGGGAAGTGCTGCCGCCCAGCCGGGTGCGGACGATTCGGATGGCCGGCACACCGGCGTGGCGCGCCCGAGCAACGTAATCGAGGTCAAGTCGGAGAGCAGCCAGGGATCGCACTCCGCTCCATTCCCGCGCGCCCTGGTGGAGTTCTTCGTGAAAGCGTTCACGGACGCCGGCGACGTGGTCTTCGATCCGTTCATGGGCTCAGGAACCACGATGGCCGCGGCCCACGTCCTGGGACGGACAGGCTACGGATGCGAGATCTCCCCAGCCTATTGCGATGTGATCCTGCGACGCATGGCGAACCTAGCCGGCGAGGGGGCCGTACTCGTGGAAACCGGCCAGTCCATTTCAGAGGTCGCTGCCGCGCGCGGCGTGCCGCAGGAGCAAGTCGACAATCCGCGGCTTCGTGATTCACGCCGGATTCAGCATCACGGTCCAGCGCCCTTCTATGGGAGCCGCCAGGCTTCCTAAGAAACTGCAGTTGCACTTCATTCAATCGACAAGGAGAAACCAGCATGCCCGAAGCAGCTACTCCGAACCAGGGCGAACGCGAGTTCGAAACCGGGACGGACGAATCGTTCAAGAACGCCAACGCCACTGGCGGCGAGGCCCACAACGAAAACCAGCGGGTCACGTACGCCAATATCAAGCGCACCTACGACGTTTACCAGGATCTGGACGTCCAGGCCGCGCGCCAATCCCTGGTCGAGACCACGCGACTGAACCAGATCGCCTCGCAGGCTCTGCAGAACGCGGTCGAGACCGCCAACATGGTCGGCAAGCAGGCCATCCGCCACGCCGATGTCGCCGCGGATGCTCTGTGGACAGACGAACTGAACCCGGTGACGCGCGGCGCCGGATCGAACATCACCGCGGGCAGCGTACCCGCCAACCGGGCGATCGATGTGAGCGCCGCCGGTGTGGGTGTCGATGCCCAGGCGGTCGCGGCCGCCGTCGCCAAGCAGGTGGACGCCACCATCACTCCGGTACTCGCCACCCTGCAGCAGATCGTCCAGGCGCTGACCACGGCGACCACGGCGATTGCCAACGTCGTGAACCAGTCGCAGCCGAAGACGGCGGAACGCTTCCCTCCGAACCGGGGCGGTCAATCCGCCCCACTTTTTCAATGGAGACACGCAACCGATGAATACTCTGCTGATTATCCTGAAGATCTTCCCCCTGGTGCTTTCAGCGGTTCAGGCCGTCGAGCAAGCGATCCCGCTGCCCGGCCAGGGGAACAAGAAGTTGGAACTCGTGCTCGACGTGCTCAAGTCCGCTTATGACGGGAGCGCGGACCTGACGAAGGAATTCAGTTGGGACAAGCTCGTCGCGGTGGTTGTGCCGATGATCGCCAGGATCGTCGACTTGCACAACGCGCTGGGCCTGTTCCAAAAACCCGCTCAACCCAAAGCCGCATGACGAATCTGCAGGTAGTGACGTGGCCGATCGAGAAGCTGATTCCATACGCCCGAAATGCGCGCACGCATAGTGCGGAACAGGTCGCCCAAGTTGCGGCGTCGATCGCCGAGTTTGGGTGGACGAATCCGATTCTGGCCGGCGCCGATGGAATCGTGATCGCCGGTCACGCGCGCCTGCTGGCTGCTCGTAAATTGGGCATGACCGAAATCCCGGTCATCGTCCTCGATCATCTGACCGAATCCCAACGTCGCGCGCTGGTGCTGGCCGACAACCGGTTGGCGCTCAACGCCGGATGGGATGAGGAGATGCTCCGCGTGGAGATGGCCGCGCTCGATGAGGATGGATTCAATCTCGAGCTGGTCGGCTTCACTGATGACGAGATCGAAAATCTGCTTCGGGAGCCCGAGGAAGTAAACGCCGGCAACACGGACGATGATGCGGTGCCGGAGACTCCGGAGACCGCGGTCACGGTTCCCGGCGACGTCTGGATCCTCGGGGAGCACCGGTTGCTGTGCGGTGATGCCACGCAGATGGCTGACGTGGAGAAGGTCCTCGCCGGCGGCCTGGCCGACATGGTCTTTTGCGATCCGCCGTACAACGTGAATTACGGCGCAACGATGAAGGACAAACTCCGCGGCAACAAGCGGAAGATCGCCAACGACGACTTGGGCCAGGACTTCGAACAGTTCCTGCGGGATGCCTGCGTGAACATCCTTGCGGTGACCAAGGGCGCGGTCTACATCTGCATGTCTTCGTCGGAGCTGCACACGCTGGAGAAGGCGTTCCGCGAGGCGGGTGGGCACTGGTCCACGTTCGTCATCTGGGCGAAGAACACGTTCACGATGGGGAGGTCGGACTACCAGCGTCAGTACGAGCCGATTCTTTATGGATGGAAGGAAGGGACGGATCACTTCTGGTGCGGCGCCCGGGACCAGGGCGATGTCTGGTTCATCAAGAAGCCGCACCTCAACGATCTGCACCCGACAATGAAGCCCGTCGAGTTGGTGGAACGCGCGATCCGGAACAGCAGCAAGGGCCGCGACACGGTGTTCGACCCGTTCGGCGGGTCCGGCACGACCTTGATCGCTTGCGAGAAGGCCGGGCGCCAGGCGCGCGTGATTGAGTTGGATGCGAAGTACTGCGATGTGATCATTCGCCGCTATCAGGAGTTCAGCGGGAAAGAAGCCACGCTGGATGGGGACGGACGTCCGTTCCATGAACTGGCTGCGGAGCGGTCGAACGTGGCCGCGTGAATCGGCCGCTGCCGCCGGGAGATTGCGGCTATCGAACTGGAAATACGAGGTGGCAACCCCGACCTGATGGGGCTGTGCCTGGCTCTGTCGGATTGGTCGACGGAGCTGCGAATTCTCCAACGACACCCATGGAAGATCAAATCATTCGATACCTGATTCCAGCGACCGGCCTCATCTCGGGTTTGATCGGTGCCTTCGTTGGTTTGCAGAACCGGGCGCTGCTCGCGGAGGTGCGCAAGGAACTCGCGGAGTTGGAGAACCGAATTTTCACCCGCATCAACGGCACGTACGTGCGCTCCGGGGAATGTCGCTTGCGGGAGGAAAATGTCCACGCTCGACTCGAGGCGCTGGTGGAAGAGATCCGGAACAGAAACGCCGCCGGTGATTGAGGCCGGCGGCGGTGAGGAGGGGAGTTGCTACTTGGCTGCTATGCGGTAGGCCCGGATGCCATCGGGACGTTTGAAGGACTCGACGGTGAGGCCCATCTTCTTGCCTAGGCTGCCCGAGATGAAGCCGCGGACGCTGTGGGCCTGCCAGTCGGTCGCGCCCATGATGTCGGCGAGTGTGGCGCCGTCTGCGCGCCGCAGCATGTCGAGTACGACGGCCTTCTTGCTGCCGTCGCGCGCCGTGGGCACCTCGTCCTTGCTTCTGGCGCCCTTGGTCGCCTTGGCCTTCTTTGGCGCGACGGGGCCCGCCTGGGGCGCGGGCGCAGGCGTCAGGGCTTGGATGGCCTTCCAGATCCGGCAGACCGCCGTCTTGCGGTCTGTGAACTTCTTGACGGGTTTGAGTCCGTCGAAGGGTACCACTCCGGCGAAGGCGTTCCAGACCTCGGGGAAGCGGTTGAGGGGCCAGTCGGCGGAGAGCTTGGCGAACTCCTTCTCGGTGGCGAAACGGTCTTGGCCTTCGGGAACCTGCTCGGCGGCGGTGAAGGCAGTGATGTTGTTGTCGGTGGCGATTGCGAACGTGGTCATGGCTTTCTCCTTGTTTCAAAACTCGATCTCGTCGACGATCTGGCGCGCCTCGTCGGGGCTGATTTCCCGCGCCGTAGGCACCTCCGAGCGGAGGCGGGCCGCCGTCCGGATGCGGATCTCGCGTCCGGTGGCCAGGTTGGTGCCGTACCACCCGCCGCGCGGGGATTCGCGGGTGAGGCAGACTTTGGCCAGCGTGCCGCTAACCTTGACGATGTAGGTCGATCCGACCTGGATGTTGTGCTTCTGCATGCTCAGTACTCCAGTCCTTTCTGGTCCACCGCGCTGCGGTCGCCGAGGCTGGCGAGGACGTAGGCAAGTTCCTCGGTGACGCGACCCAGGTCGCCGGCATACCCCCAGTTGGCGGGTTCCCGCGCCTGGTCCTTCTGGTGATGCTCAAGGCGGCTGGCGATGCGCTTCAGCAGGTCCTGGCACTCGGCGTGGCGCTCCGCGTAGCAGGCGGCGGCGGTTTGCTTGGTGGTCTTGGCGGTGCGTGGCATCGAACACATACATCACTTCGGTGCCGGTGAATAGCAAGGCCGAAGATCGAGTTTTCGGAAGAAAGATTCAGTGGCGGCGACCGTGGGATTAACTGACCGTCCGGTGTCCATATGACTGGCGTTTCTCAGCGGGCGTACGCACGGTTGCGCGGTGTTGCGCTCAGCGCCGTGCAGAAGGCCATCGCCACCAAGCGGATCACACCGAATCCGGACGGGAGCATCGATCCGGAGCGGGCGAACCAGGAATGGGAGAGGAACACATTCGCCGGCAAGACCCTGCATCAGGCGACCAAATCGCAGGCAGTGCCGCTCAATGCACCTCCCCAGCCGCGTGGCAGTTCAGCAATGCCGGTTCAGCCCGACGTATCGAGCGATCCGGTTGCCGCCTATCTCCGGGCCCGCGCTGTGAGCGAGACCTTCAAGGCGAAGACGGCGCAACTGGAGTATGAGGAACGCGCCGGGAAACTAATCCAGGCGACCAAGGCCGGCGAATATGCGGCGCATTGGTCCGCGATCGTTGGGGATGCGTTGTCAGCGTACCCGGATCGCGTGGCGCCGCTGGTAGCTGCCGCGAAGACAGAAGCGGAGATCCACCGGATCCTCGTGGGAGAAACGAACGCTCTGCGCCGCAAGATGGCGAAAGCGATCTCGGACGCTGGTTACTGATGATCCATTACCATGGCGGCCGGCACTCGACCTGGCAGGTAGCCGTCGAAATCTGGAAGCGCCGACACGCGCTGGTCTCCTTCGCTGATTCGCAGCAGATCGTAATTGCCGCGGAGGTGGCGCAGTCCTTCGCGCTCGACAACGGCGCGTTTTCGGTCTGGAAGCAGGGTATCGAGGTCAACTGGATTTCGTACTACGCGTGGGTCGAGCAGTGGTGGCGGCATCCCGGTTTCGACTGGGCCGTTATCCCAGACGTGATCGACGGGGACGAGGCGGCGAACGACCGTCTCATGGAGGACTGGCCGTTCGGCAGAAACGCGGGCGTCCCGGTGTGGCACCTCCACGAGTCGCTTGAGCGGCTGGCACGTTTAGCCGGCGAGTGGCCGCGCGTAGCGTTGGGTTCGTCCGGGCAATTCAAGACGCCGGGAACGGCGTCCTGGTGGGGCCGGATGCAGCAGGTAATGGATTCGATCTGCCGGGACGGAAAGCCAGTCGTGAAGATCCACGGCTTGCGGATGCTGAGCCCGCACATCGTCGAACACGTGCCGCTCGCATCGGCAGATTCGGCGTATGTGAGCAGGAAGGTCGGGCTGGCGAATTGGGGCGGCTGCTACAAAGCCGCTTCGCGGGAATCGCGCGCACATGTGCTGGTCGAGTACTACGAGACGACCCAGAGCGCGGCCGTGTGGGCGGGCATTCCACAGCAAGAGGAGTTGTTCGTCTGACCAGCATCTGGAAGGACTTCCACTTCGATGCGGCGCACTGGCTGCCGCACGTCCCGGAGGGGCACAAGTGCGGCAGGATGCATGGCCACACCTATCGCGTGCGCGTGTGGTGCCGGGGTGCGATCGATGACCGGGGCATGATCGTCGACTACGCCGTGATCGCAGAGAAGGTCGGCGCAGTGATTGACCAGATCGACCACCGCGTCTTGAATGAGATCCCCGGCCTGGGCAATCCGACCACCGAGATCCTGGCTCCCTGGTTGTTTGAGCAGATCAGGGTGGACCTGCCGGAGTTGTTCCGGATCGAAGTTGCGGAGAGCGCGACGACCGGTTGTTTGTATCAGCGGGATGGCGATTGATGGAAGCACCATTCTCGATGTACCAGGTGGGAGCAGAGGCGTTGCTGCCGCCGCGCGATATCTCAGTGTCGCGGTGGGCCGACGAGAACGTGGTGCTCACCGGATCGGGTTCGGCGGAGCGCGGCCAGTGGCACACACGGCCGTACCAGCGGGAGCCGATGGACGTTCTCAGCCCTAGCCATCCGTGCAAGCAGGTGGTGTTGATGTCCGCGGCCCAGATGCTGAAGACCTCGATCATGGTGAACTTCCTTGGCTACATCGCGGATGTGGACCCGGGCCCGACGTTGGCAGTGGAGCCGCGATCGGAAGATGCCAAGGCGCTTTCCAAGGATCGCGTCGCACCGTTGTTCCGGCATTCGCCCGCGCTCAAGGGGAAGCTCGCGGCAGTGAAGTCGCGCGACTCGAACAACACCGCCATGCACAAGGTGTTTGCCAACGGGTCCGGGCACATCACCTTCACCGGCGCCATCTCGCCATCCGGCCTGGCCATGCGCCCGATCCGGTATTTGTTGCTGGACGAGATTGACCGATACCCCACCAGCGCAGGATCGGAGGGAGATCCGGTGTCGCTGGCGATGCAGCGCACCGGAGAGTTTGAGCACAACAAGAAGGTAATCATGTGCTCGACGCCGACCGTCGACGGGGAGAGCCGGATTCAGGCGGCGTGGAACACGAGCGACCAGCGGGAATACTTCGTGCCGTGTCCGAAGTGCAACCACTTCCAGATTCTGGTGTTCAGCGACGGCACGGACGGCGGGCTGGTGTGGCCGGAAGGCGAGCCGGAGAAGGCCGCCTACTGCTGTGAGAAGTGCCGGGAACTCATCCCGCACAACCAGAAATCGTCGATGGTGGAACGCGGCGAGTACCGTCCGCAAAACCCCGGATCGCCGATTCCTGGATTCCGGGTGTCGCAGTTGATCTCTCCGAAGCGCTCCTGGGCAACGATTGCCGCGGAGTTCCTGGTCGCCAAGGAGTCGACGGAGACGCTCAAGGCGTTCCTGAACACCGTACTCGCGGAACTGTGGACGGAACGCGGGTCCGCGCCGGATTGGGAAAAGGTGTATCTGCGCCGCGAGGATTACGAGCTCGGGATCGTGCCGGCGAAGGGATTGCTGCTGGTGGCTGGCGTCGACGTGCAGGACGACCGCCTCGAGGTGGAGGTCAAGGCGTATGGTCGGGGCAAGGAGTCCTGGTCGGTGGATTACCGGGTGATCCAGGTGCCGGACCAGGTGGGGCAACCGCTCAAAACGTCCTCGCCGGAAGTGTGGCAGGAGTTGGAGACGTTGCTGGCGACGGACTGGCCGCGAGAGGCTGGCGGCACGATGCCCATTATGGCGATGACCATCGACTCAGGCTTCCGTCCGCAGATGGTGTACGAGTTTGCTGCGCGCCATCCGCAACCGGCGCACGGGCCGGCAGGCGACGTCATCGCTGCGCCGCGCACCGTGGTGGCTACCAAGGGCAAGCCCGATTTTCTGAAACTGATCGTCTCCGTGTCGCCCACCGATGCTTCGCGCAAGCGGCAAAACGTCCGGATCTGGCACATCGGCACGCACTGGGCGAAGCAGGAGTTCTACGATTGGCTGCGGATCGTGCTGCCCGACGACGGCACGTACCCACCTGGGTTCCAACACTACGCCTACAAGGATCAGGATTTCTATCGCGGGCTCTGCTCCGAGTCGCGGATCATCCGGTCCAGCGGCAAGGTGGAGTGGGTACCGGATAAGTCGGTCAGGAACGAACCGCTCGACCTCGCGGTGCTCTGCCGAGCGGCCGCGGCTGTGTGTGGAATCGATCGCTTCTCGGACGAGGATTGGGCGGAGCTCGAAGGAATCACCCCGACCACCACGGCGAAGGCGCCACCCAATGACGGGTACTGGGGCGCACGCGATGAGTTTTGGGGACAACGCGGCGGCAAGAACTGGTTCAAATGATTCAACTGTCTGAATTGCAGTCCATGCGCGACACGCTGCAGCGCGCCATCTTCAGCGGTACGCGCCGTGTACAGTTCACCGACCGCGCGGTTGAGTACAACAGCATCGACGAAATGCGGAAAGCGCTCGCCGACATCGACACCGCAATCAGCAACGCTTCAGGCTCGACGCCATCCTCTTTTAGCTTGGCTACTCACAGCAGAGACTAAATGAACGCCCTCGACAAAGTGATCGGCTACTTCTCGCCTGAGCGGGCATACCGTCGTGCGCGGTTCCGCGCGGCGGCTGAAAGGTTCGCTTACGACGGCGCGAAGTCGGGGCGGCGCACGGACGGGTGGATGGCGGCCGGCGGCGACGCGAATACCGAGGTTGGCGCTTCCCTGATCAGCCTGCGCAATCGGTCGCGCGACCTGCTGCGCAACAACCCGTATGCCAGTAAGGCCATCGCCGAACTGGTGGGGAACACAGTGGGGACCGGGATCGTCCCCCAGGCAAAGACCGGGACGCCCGAGCTTGACAAGATCATCGACGGCGAGTGGCTCTACTTCGCGGAGAACTGCGACCCGGGCGGACAGCTGGACTTCTACGGCATGCAGGCGCTCATCGTGCGAACGACCGCAGAGAGCGGTGACGGCATCGTCCGGTTCCGGCCGCGGTTGCCGCAGGACAATTTCCGCGTGCCACTCCAGTTGCAGGTGCTGGAGGGGGACTTCCTGGACAACTCCAGGACGATGGGTATCGCCTCGGGACAGGTTGTCCAGGGCGTTCAGTTCAACCTCTACGGGCAACGCGAGTATTACTGGCTCTATAACTATCACCCGGGCGGCGTCTACATGCTGAACCCGCGTGGTGGCATCCTGAGCCAGCCGGTGCCGGCCGCTCAGGTGATGCACACATACTGCATCCTGCGGCCCGGCCAGGTCCGTGGCGTTCCGTGGCTGGCGCCGGTGATGCTGGCGCTTCGCGATCTCGACGACTACCGGGATGCGGAGCGCATGCGGAAGAAGACCGAAGCATGCCTGGCGGGCATCGTCACGCGGCCGGAGGGTTCGGGCGGCCTGCCCATCGGTGCGAAGTCCACCGATCCGAAAACCGGGAACACGCTGGAGCGGATGTATCCCGGCATGATCGAATACTTGAAACCGGGCGAGGACATCAAATTCAATGCACCGTCGCCGGCCGGCGGGTACCGCGATTACCTGATGACCGAGCTCCAGGGGATTGGCGCTGGTATCGACGTTCCGTACGAGTTGCTGTCCGGGGACTTGTCGAACGTCAACTATTCCTCCTACCGCGCAGGCATGTTGGGGTTCCGCAACGCCATCGAGGCATTCCGGTGGTTGACGCTGATCCCGATGTACTGCCGCCCGACGTGGCGCAGGTTCATCGACACCCTGGTGTTCATCGGAAAGATTCCCGAGGCGAACTACGGCGTGCAGTGGACCGCGCCCAAGTTCGAATCGGTCGACCCGCTGAAAGATGCCATGGCCGAGTTGAAGCGTATCCGCACCGGCACGTTGACCCTGTCGGAGGCCATCGCCCAGAACGGCTACGACCCCGAGAAGCAGTTGCAGGAAATCAAGCGGATGAACGAGTTGCTCGACGAACTGCAGATCATCCTGGACTGCGACCCGCGCAAGGTGAACGACAAAGGTGTCGAGCAGCAGACTGTCGGTGGCGACTCGACGCCCGCGCCACTCGCGAAGCAGAGCGGCACGGTGAAGCACGCCGCCCGGCAGTGGGATTCGCCCACGCGTACCTACGCCTCGTAAATCAGCAACTACAGGAAGGAGTAGCTCTTTATGCCTGAAGAAGTCACGGGGACAGCGCCGGAGACCGCCCCGGCGGAAGTTATCGCGGCGGCCGCGCAGCCCGAGCCTCAGCAGGAAAGCCCGGAGGTCCAGGTCGAGCGTTTCACGGTGGAGGCTACCTTCGCTCCGCCGTCGGCAAACGACGACTCTCGAACCATCGACGCGGTCTGGTACACGGGCGCCAAGGTGCCCCGGTTCGACTGGCGCAGCGGCGAGGAATACGACCTCATCCTCGACATGAAAGGGTGCCGTCTGGATCGCCTGAACAACGGCGGTCCGGTTTTGGACTCGCACAGCGCCTACGGGGTGGAGAGTCAGCTTGGCGTAGTGCGCAAGGCCTGGGCCAAGAAATCTACCGGCATGGCCACGCTCCAGTTCAGCAAGCGCGACGCGGTGACGCCGATCTGGAACGACGTAAAGGCCGGCATCATTCAGAACCTCAGCCCTGGCATGTGGATCTACAAGAAGGTCGACACCACGCCGAAGGGCCAGGAACGCAAGGAATTCACGGCGACGGATTGGGAGCCGTTTGAGATCTCCCTTTTGTCGGTGCCCGCCGACGCGGCCACCAATTTCATGTCGGCGGCGGTATCGCCACCGGCGCCACCGAGTGTAGTTGAAACCCAACGGGCATCTGCCCACACAGAGGAGAACCCTGACATGGAAACGACCACGCAGGATCCGGGCGTTGAGGCCCGTCAGAACGAAGTTGACCTCGCCGCGGCGCGCGACGAGGCGGTGAAGGCGGAGCGGTTGCGCGCGAGCAAGATTCGCGCGATCGCAACCGGCCCCTTCCAGGTGGAGGAGAGCTTCCTCGCAGCGCTGATTGACGAGGGTGTGTCCATCGACGCCGCTCGCGAACGCATCATGAACAAGGTCGAGGCCGAGTATCGCAGGACGCCGACCAATGGAGTCAACCCGCCTGCCACGTTCGGAGGCAGAGATGAGGTCGACAAGCGGCGGGAGGGAATGGAGGCCGCATTGTTCTTGCGGGGCAACCCTGGCGTGTCTGCTGACATGGTCGAAAAGGGGCGCGAGTTCGCCGGGCTCACGCTGGTGGACATGGCGCGCGAATGCCTGAATGCCGCCGGCGTGAAGACGCGCGGGATGGAGCGGCACGAGATCGCTCGCGTGGCTCTCCAAGGCCGCAACGGGGCGGCCGAATACTTCGCCGGGGCAATGACCACCAGCGACTTTCCGAACATCCTCGCCAATGTCGCCAACAAGACTCTGCGCCAGGCATATGAGGCGGCGCCGCGCACGTTCGTGCCGTTTTGCCGGCAGGTGACCGCAGCCGACTTCAAGCCGGTGAACCGTGTTCAGTTGAGCGACATCGCCGCCTTGCAGAAGACGAGCGAGAACGGGGAGTTCGTCCGCATCTATCTGAGCGACTCGAAGGAATCCTACGCGCTCAGCACCTGGGGCGGCATCGTGCCCATCACCAGAAAGGTGGTGCTCAACGACGACCTCCAGTCGTTGACGCGGATTCCCGCCGGTTTGGGTATTGCGGCCGCCACGCTCGAAAGCGACACCGTGTGGGCCGTGATCACGGCAAACGCGAACATGGCCGACGGCCTGCCTCTGTTCCATGCGACGCACAAGAACCTAACGGCCACCAACGCCCTCGCTGCCGTGGCCAATATCACGGCCGCGCGCAAGGCGATGCGCAAACAGACGGCACCCAAGGGCACGATCCTGAACCTGATTCCCAAGTTCCTGATTATCCCGGCGGCACTCGAGGGAATTGCGGTCCAGCTCACCAACCCCATCAACCTGGCCGCCACCGCATCTTCCGCCGACGTGCCCGCCTTCGTGCGAGCCATGGTGCCGATCGTGGAGCCCCGCCTCGATGCAGTGGCGAGCGTCGGCGACACCAACTGGTACACGGCGGCCGATCCGAGCTCGATTGACACGATCGAGTACTGCTATCTCGAAGGGCAGCAGGGTGTGAACATCGAAACCCGTCAGGGCTTCGAGGTGGACGGTGTCGAGGTCAAGGCCCGTCTGGATTTTGCCGCCGCGGCAATCGACTTCCGCGGCCTGCAGAAAAACACCGCGGCGTAGGGCGGTGAGTCAGCATTCCAAAGCAACAGGAAGGAGAAGAGAGTCATGATTAATTTCGTAAAGAGCGGTGATAATCTCACCCTTGTCGCGCCCTACGACGTACTGTCCGGTGGCGGCTTCAAGGTGGGCAACCTCTTCGGCGTGGCCGCCAATGACGCGCTCTCGGGCGCCAACGTCGAATGCGAAGTCGAGGGCGTCTATGACCTTGCCAAAGACGCCAGCACCTTTGCCCAGGGCGATTTGGCCTACTGGGACGACACCGCGAAGAAGGTGACGTCCACAGTCGGTAGCAACCTGCTGATCGGAGCGGTCGAGGTGGCCGCCGCGACCGGCGTCGCCGTTGTGCGGGTCAACCTGTTCGGCGTGCCGGGCTTCTCGGGGCAGGCACACGGCCTCAAGGTGGCGTACGCCAAGTACGACTTCAGCGTCGATGGTGGCGCCTCCTGTACGCCGGCGGTCAGCGACACGATCCCGATCAACGCCGTCGTGTTCGGGGGCGCTGTCGTCTCGACTACCGCTGTCGCGGCAGGCGGTGCGGCCACAGTTTCCATTGGGACCGTTGCCGGTTCCGGTGCCGCGAGCATCCTGGCTGCCACTGGCAAGGCGTCCCTCGGGACGAACGCGGTGGTCGTGCCCACTGCCGTCGCGACTCCTTTCAAGATGACCGCTGCCGGCAAGATCAATGTCACGATCGCCACCGGCCCGCTGACTGCAGGCGTCATCGAGGTCTGGGCGCTCTACACCACCGCCGCGGCGTAATCCGATGGCGGCGTGGTCGCAACAGTCCGGTTTGGCGAACGCGGCGATCCTGGCCGCGTTCGGCCAGCCGGTCTCATACCAGCAGGGCGCCGTTGATCCGTTCACGGTCATCGGCATCCTGGACCGGAGGACCGATGAGCAACGCCATCCCGACACCGTCTACGCGCGGCTGTTCGTAGCGTTGTCCAGTTTCTCGGTGCCACCCAATCACGGTGATGAGGTCACCGTCGACGGCGAGCTGTACACAGTGTTCGAAGTACTGAACGATCCTGCCGGCGGTTGCTGGCTTTCCATTCGGGAGAAGCTCTGATGGCGTCGGTGCGAGTCTTCTACAAGAAGCAAGTCCGTATCGACCAGATGAACTTCCGCCAACAGTCGATGTTTAAGATCGGGACTGTTGGCGTGGCCGCCCTCAAGAACCGTCTCGCGGCCGCGCAAGGTCCGACTGACTCGCCCGCGAAGCCACTCACCAGGCGGTATGCGATCCAGAAGACCAAGCTTGGCAGGGGGAACCGTCGCAACCTGATGATGACCGGCGACATGCTGCGCAACTTTCAGGTGCGCACGGTAACGGACAACAGGGCGAAGGCCAGCAACTCCACTCGTAAGGATCGGTTAAAGGCGTGGCTCAACCAGAAGATCGAGCCGTGGGTGGTGTTCTCTCCGAAAAACCAGGCGGCGGTCGCCGAGTCCGCGCGGCGGGTGCTGCAGGAGATGAGACCGAAGTTGCTCATGGAACGCGCGCTCGGCGGCAGGTATTATGGTTGATCCCTCTGTTCTGGTAGAGAACCTGGTCGCGATGCTGCGAGAGATCGAGGACCTCGTCCTGGAAATGGACGGCGACCCTGACCGCATCTACGCTTATCACGATCAGTATCCGAAGCAGTCGAGCCTGACCCATGCCATTCACCAGATGCCCGCGCCGTCGATTATGGCGGTCTGGCAGGGCACCGGGCCAGGTTCGTTCGGCGGAATGGACGTCTGGAAGCACCAGGTGACTCTCTACCTGCGCGCCCGCGAGACGTTCGACGGCGAGCCACCCACGGCCTACTACCGGCTGTTCCGGCTGATCACGAAGGGCGTGCCGTCGTCGGCCAACGTGGTCATGCTGAACGCCACCGTTCATCCCTCGTGCTACCCGATGGATCTGCCCATGATCCAGAGGCAGACCGATGCCGAGGGGTTGGATTATTTCGAAGTTCCCATCACGTTCACGGAGATTGGCGATGACTGAGTTCGTGTATATGCGCGCACCGTGGGGCGGCGCCGAGGTCCGGAGGGTCGAAGCGACACCCGAGGTCCTCAGCCCCTTGATGATCAGCGGATGGACCCAGTGCGATCCGCCGGCCAACGCGGAGGAGGTAACGACTCATGTCCACGACTAGGCTTCAGGAAGTCCTCGTCTGCTTCGGGAAGAAGAAGCAGTCCGATATCGCGACCGCACAGACTGCCGCCGACATGTGGCGGTTCAGCAAGATCAACGCCGCGCTCGCGAACCCGAAACTGGCGACTGAAAACGACGCTGAGGAATACGGCAAGGGCCATGAGTTTCCGACCGCAACGTTCAAAACCGCGTGGGACGTGAGCGCCACGTTGGAGAAGTATCTCTCTGCCGAGATCGGCGCGTGGGCGGTCTGCTTCGGCTTGGGCAAAGTCGTCAAGAGTGGCGCGGGTCCCTTCGTTTACACCTGCACGCCGTTGATCCCCTCCGCTGGGGATGCCGCGGAACTGCCTTACCTGTCGTACGTCGAGCAGATCCGTCCCGGTGCGGGCGTTGTCCTGGACCGGCAAGCGGTTGGTTTGGCAGTCGAAGGCTTCCAGATCACTGTTGGTTCCGGTCCTGGCCGCGCCAACAGCAAGATCAGCGTCGAACTGGTCGGATCCGGCAAGGTCATCGACTCCGCGACCGGCATCACGGTTCCCGCTGCCACGACCGAAAAACTCCTGCCGTCCGCTTCGCTCACGCTGTCGATCAACGGCATCGACTATGTGACCAACAAAAACATCGTCTCCCTTGAAACCGGCTGGAAGAACAACATCCGCATGGATGCCGGCTTCTTCCCCGGCTCCGGCTTCCAGACGGCCGGCGACGGGTCTACGGGCGCGATCCGCGGCAGGCTGGAGTTCGGCAACCGCGCCGGCAACCTGAAGTTCGTCGCGCGATTCATGAACGGATCGGACGAATACACGAAACTCAAGGCGCAGACCTCCGGCACCGCGGTGATCACGCTTGCATACGACGCGAACAATTCCCTCCAGTTAACGTGGCAGAAGATCACCTACTCCGTGGTCGAAATCGCGGAGACGGATCAGGTCCTCACGGTTTCGGTCGAGTGCCTTCCGATGTATGACTCCACCAACGGCATTCTCACGGCGGTCGGCAAGACTACCGTTGACGCGATCTGCCAGTAAGGACACTCTCATGGACAGCAACGCTCCTGTGTTTGACGCGGCCAGGCCGGTCGCCATTCAACTCCGCGGCCCGGACGGCGTGAAGACAGTCCGTGTCCGTTTCCCTTCCGACGACGAATGGGCCGAACGCCAGCGCCGTCGCAAGGTCATCGTGAAGCAACTCGGGCGCGGAGTCTCTGAGACGACGATCCCGAACGGTGAGGAGATCGATGCCGCGATGTTGGCGAAGATCCGTACCGAAGAGGCGCCCGAGGTCGACGCGTTCGAGGCGCAGAAGGTCATCGAGCAACTGGCCACTTGCGACGTGGACGACGTGGTGCTGGCCGGCGACGCATTCCAGGTCACGCTCCGCGTGCTGGGCGCCACCACCACGCACCTCCTCAAGATGCCGTCCGCGAAGGACGTGAACCAGTACCGGCGCGGCTTCGCGCGCGTGCTCGACCTGCCGTTCAACCGCCAGGAACTTACCATCAACGTGCGTGCGGCCGGCGAACTCTACAAGAAGCTCGTCGAAAGCACCGAAGGCTACACCGGAGACGCGCCGATCATCCATCAGGCAGTTGCTGTCAAAGCCGCCATCGATGCCCTCGACACTTCCTTCCAGGAGGATCGGGACGCAAATTTTTAGCCGGGGAGTGGCCCGAACAGCCTTCACTGCGCTATCTCATCCATTGGGCGCTCCGGCGCGATGAACTGTGCGAACCCGGTTTGTGCCCGGATGCGCCCGATGGCGGCCGGTGCGACCACTGCCCCCAGGACCAACTCGACTCCGCGCAGACTTCCGAAGCTGGCCTGCTCATCCGGCGCGCTCTCGATCTGCGCGCGGCACTGAACCTGGGAATCCACATCGGCTTGGATGATATTCGGGCGGACGAGTTCTACGCCATGCTAATCCTCGACGACGAGCGGGACCAACTGGACCGCGAGCGGACTGGCACCCATGGCAAATAACAACCAGCTCGAGCTGGTCGTCACCGTAGAGGTGGACAAGGCGAACCAGTCCATCAAGAGCGTCAACGCGAACCTGTCGGGCATCGAAGCCGCCGCCACCAAGTCGGCCCGCGCTGCCTCGGGCGGTATCGACGGCATGACAGCTTCGATGATCAAAGGCGCCACGGCAGGCAACCTGCTCGCGGACGCGATCAAGGGTGCGCTCGCGTGGGCCAAGGAGTGGACCATCGAGGCAGCAAAGGAGGCGGCGCACGCGGAGCGCTCGGTGGCCATCACGCGAACGCTGGCCAAGTCGCATGGCGACGGCGCCGCCGCCGCGCAGAAAGCTATCGAGGCAATCCGGGGCGTTGGGTTCGCAGCGGCAGACGCCACCACCAGTGTGCAGAAGCTCATCATCGCGGATATCGGTCTGGATAAAGCCACCAGCCTTGCCAAGATCGCCAAGGATGCCGCCGCTGTCAACACCGAAGGACTGGACGCCACCCAGGCGTTCGAGAAGCTCATGCTGGCGATCGAAACGGGACAGGAGCGCGGCCTCCGGACCATGAGCATCTTCCCCAAGATGGCGGAAGCAGAAGAAGTCGCGCGGCTCGAGGCGCAACTCCACGGCAGGACTCTTGACGAGAACCAGATCAAGCAGGTCCGGTACAACGCCATCGTGGAGGCTTCGCAAACGATTCACGGGGTCGCTGCCGAGGCTGCGGGCACATTCGACGGTCAGATGGCGAAGCTCTCCCGCGACATGAAGGACCTCAAGGAGGACGTGGGCAAGGCGTTCCAGGGCGAGTTGCAGGGTGCGGTCACGCTGCTGAAGGGCATGGTCGGTTTCTTCAAGGACCACACCGACGCCATCGAGAAGTTCGGCAAGGGCGCGCTGGTTCTGGTCGGCATCATCGCCACGATCACGGCGGCGACCAGGGCGTGGGCGCTCGCGCAAGCCGCGCTCAACCTTGCGATGGCCATCAACCCGGCGTTCCTGCTGGCGGGCGGCATCATCGGAGCCGGCGCGATTATCTACAAAGAGTATTCCGACATGAAGGAGGGGATGGACGCCCGCTACAAGCAGATGGAGACGGACGCCCTCCGCAGAGACGTTGGCTCCGGCAAGGTCAAGATCGACGACCTCCGAAAGCGCGGCATGACGGATGACCAGATCCGGGAGTTGATTTCCGGCCGGAAGCTCGAAGCGGGCGAGTCCTTCGAAGGCTTCGACACGGGCATCAAACTCCAGATCGGTGGAAAGCCCAAGCCCGACCCGGAGGCGTTGAAGCTCGCCATCGAGGTCCAGAAGCGGCAGCGGGAGAATGAGCAGTACTTCAAGGACCAGGCCATTGCTGCCACTGGCGCGGGCAAGACCGGGTACGCGAAGGACGTTGCGGAGATGAACGCGGAGATCGCGCGGCGCACAACGTTCACCGACGACAAGGGCACGCATCAGGTCGCGCTCACCAAGTCGGCGTGGTCCTCGATCATCGACACGATGCAGAAGAAGCTCCAGGCGTTCAAGGACCACTTCGCGCTCGAAAACAGGAAGACGCTCGCGGATTACCTCAAGGACGAGGATGAGAAGCACCAGAAGGAAATGGAGTACGAGGCCAAGCGATACCAGGAGCGCCTCAAGAACGACGTGGATATCGCGGAGAAGAACCTCGACCATCTCCGGACGGTCTACGCCTTCGAGGAGCAGCGGGCTGGCTTCGAGCGGGACGCGCGTCTCCGGCAAGTGGAGTCGTTGGACCCGCAGACTCTCCAGCAGAAGATCGCGGTCGAGCAGCAGAAGGCGGCCATCGAGATCGACTATCTGAACAAGGTCCACGAGGTGAAGCAGGCGCTTTACGACATGGACACGCGCCGTCTGCTGCTGGAAGAGGAACTCACCCTCAAGCGCCTCGGCTACAAGGCCGACGAGATTACCGCGCGGATTGCGGAGTTGACCGGCCAGCGCAAGGAGATCCGCGACCAGGGAGACGAGGCAAACGACGCGGCGGTCCGGGCGGCGCACGAGAACGCCGCCAACCGGACGGCCCAACTCGTGCGCGACCACAACAAGCAGATCTTCGACTCGCTCAAGCAACAGGCGGGAGGCGTGTTCGACGCGCTCCTCGACAAGTCGCAGTCGGTGTGGAAGGCCATCGGCAACTCGCTCAAGACCGCGCTCCTGACGGCTATCAAGGAGGTTGTCACGTCGCGGGTCGCGGCCACTCTGATGTACATGTTCACCGGCCAAAAGGTGACGTTCGCGGGCGGCGGCGCGGGGCCTGGCGGTAGCGGCGGGATGCTGGGCGGGCTGGGCGGCCTGCTGGGCATCGGCGCGGTCCCGGTGTTCGGCGGGACTGGCGGCGGGCCGATCCCTGGCGGCGCGGCGGGTGGCTGGGGCACGCCTCCATTTCTGCCGCAGGGCGGCGGCGGTGTTCCGATTGGCGGCGGCGCTGCTGCTGGCGGGACTGCTGCTGGCGGGGGCGGCGTCACGTCGACGGCCGGCGTCGGTATTCTGGCCAACCTCAAGCAGAGCATCTCCGGTTGGAAGGACATGCTCACCAACCTCGGCAATATCGGCTACAAACCCGAACGATGGAAGATTGACGAGATCGGCGGAGATCCGTACAAGGTCGCGGACGCGAAGGGTGTCGGCGGCATGAAAGGCGGCGCGATGCTGGCGGCCGGCGCGATGCTCGTGATGGATGGCCTCCGACGTGGCGGCAAGCTCGGCGTCGCGGAAACGACCGGTGGCGGTGCCCTCATCGGCGCGAAGTTCGGCGGTCCATTGGGCGCGTTGATCGGCGGTATCGCCGGCTTCGCGGCAGGGATGGTGCGCCTGTTCATCAAGGGCGCGGTCGAGAAGGCGCGCCAGAAGATCAAGGACCTCTATGGCGTCGATATCCCCGACAAGGCGGTCCTCCAGCAGATCGTGGACACCGCGAAGCAATCGTACGGCGGCAACCTCGACATGGCGATCCGGACGCAGCAGATCCGCGACCTGATTCAGTTGTACGCAATGAGCACGGGGCAGGCGATCAAGGGGATGCCCGCCACCGTCCACCCGCTCGATCTCGTTCAAAAGGGCGAGTCGCTCTACCAGTCCCCCGGTTACTCCAACGGAACCGGGCTCCCCGGTATGGGCGGCCTGCCGACGCTCGACAGAATTGGCGGCGGCGTGGCCTCCGGCGCGGGGCCGGTGGTCATCCAGCTCGACGGGCCTGCCACGACCAGCCTCCTGCGTGGCGAGGCTGTGAACGCCATCGCGAGCAACCCGCGCGTCGTCGCGAGCGCGTCTCTGAGTGCGGCGAAGTCGAACGCCGGCCGGCGGGAATTGACCAGCCTCCAGCTCAGCCCCGGCCTGGTGACTTCCTAATGCCTGGCTCGGTTGCGAACGCCGCCCCGGTGACGGTGCTGCCCAACAGCCTGTCCAGTGCGTTCGTCCACACCCGCGAGTACCCGGTCATCGACAACGAGTACCGGAATGGCGAGTCCCAGCGCTCGGTGCAGGCGGGAACCAGTCGTAAGAAGTGGAACCTGACGAAGCGCCTGACGCCCGGCCAGTTGGCGGCGCTTCGGACGTTCTACGATGCCCGCAACGGCACCCACGAACCGTTCTACTTTTACGATCCGTACGAGACGAACCCGAAGTTTTCCTACGACCCGACCGGCGCGGCGGTGACCGGCAGATACATCGTCCGGTTCAACGCTGACTGGAGCCAGTCCGTAACTCCGGGCCGGTCGGACGTGCAACTCGAACTGATCGAACTCGCTTAGGAGAATTCCATGCCCGGAAAGTCGCAGTCCCACACCGATGCCGTGCTCAACGTTCTGCGCGGATCGGACCTCACCGGAGTCGCGCCGTACGTCGGGCTGTTCTCCGTGGCGCCCGCCGATGACAATTCGGCGGGCACGGAACTGGCGGGGAATGGTTACGCGCGGCAGGCTATCACGTTCGGCGCGCCCGTGACCGACGCCGGGAACGTCCGTGAGGTGTCGAACACGAACAACATTCAGTTCGGCCCCGCGCTGTCGGACTGGTCGCAGGCAGTGGCGTTCGGCGTCTTCGCCTCTGCGGCGGGTGCGCTCCTGTACTGGGACGTATTGCCGACCCCAAAGACCGTTCAGCAGGACGACTATGGCCAGTTCGGAGTCGGCACGCTCGTGGTGAAGGAGGACTGAGGCGATGGCCGACAACATCACCATCAAGGATTCGTCCAACGCCGTGGTTCCGGTCGCGACCGAGGACATCGGCGGCGTGGAAGTACAACGCGTCAAGCTGATGCTTGGCCCTCACGGGCAGGACGGCGGCGACGTCACGGATCCGAATCCGCTTCCCGTGGAGATTCAGAACACCACGGACACGGACAGCCCCGTGTGGGGAAACCAGGGGCCGCTCACGCAGGACGCGCGGGAGCAGTCCAATTACGACACGGTGAATCCGCTTCTCACGAGAGATACTTACCTCGGTCGTGTCCTGGGCCAGGACCTCCTGGTGAACCCTTCCACCAAAAGGTTGCAGGTCGAAGGTGCGCCGGTCGCGGATAACAGCGTGTTCGGGTTCCTGCCAGCGCTGAACACAGACTTGACCGTCGTCCTCAATGGGGCGACCACGCTTCTCCTTCAACTCACCGGCACCTGGGCTGGCACGGTGTCGTTTGAGGCTAGCCCCGACTCCCAGAACTGGTACGCCGTGTATGGCCAGCGTCCCGATGTGGTGACGACGATGGTTGTGAACACGACGGTGGTCGGCGTCTGGGTCTTCTCCGTTGGCGGGTTCCGGACATTCCGCGCCAGATTCAGTGCGTACACTTCCGGCGTCGTAAAGGCGATGGCCGCGACGTCCGTCAACGGCAGGTTTGCAACCACGATGACCGTGAACGGAACGGTTGGCGTCACGGGTTTCACCGTACGAACTACTGGTTCTGAGTTGCTCACGTCGGATTCCGGAGTCGTGCAGTTGCAGAACGCCCTCGTTGAGCCGACTCCGTGGAACCCAAGGTGGGCTTTTTACGTGTACGGCGATGCGGTCACCTGGAATGGACAGGTGTACCAGTGCATCGTTCCGACATCTGGAGTTAGTCCACCTCCCTATCCGAACAACGCCACCTATTGGCAGGTTGATCAGCGCCAGAACAAATCCCTGGTGACCAGTAGTTACGTTTCTCCTCCTGCCGCTGCCAGACTCCGAGTCGAAATCGACCTGGACGCGTACCAGTACAGGCTCGCGGAATCGTTGTTGGCGGCAAAGCAGCAGCAGGAAGTCTCGGATCTGCTCTTTCAGGAGCGCCAGTTGTTCCTGATGCAGCAGGGTGTGTCGGGCCTGTACGGGTCCAGTTTCGCTATGGGCGCGAGCGGGATGTCCGCTTACGCCATCGAAGAATTCAGATAAAGGAGACAGGAAATGCTCGCAGAGATTCGCGCAGGTCAAACGCAGCTGTCAGACGGAACGATCGCTCCGGCCCGCGCCACCCGCATGGGCGGCATCGTTGTGGGAGACGGGCAGGGGCGCTACTACGAACAGGCCGCTAGGGGGAACATCTTCTCGCTCATCCTGACGGCCTGGTCCACCACCATCGCCGCCGGCAACATCGTGGGCGCGGCCGCCGCCGCCTCCACGCAGTTCGCCCTGTGGAACCCCGCTGGCTCCGGCAAGAACCTCTCGCTGCTTAAGTTCCAGGTGTGGGCGATCTCGGGCACCGCCCCGGTCCCTCCGGTGATCCATAGCTTCTGCACCGCGCCGACGATTGCGACTTCGGTGGTGACGCCGATCGCCTGCAACAACGTGGGCATGGCGGCGGCTTCGGTAGCGCGCGCCCTGACCTCCGCGGCCGGAGCCGCTCTTACCGGCAACAGCATCCTGCAATACTTGCGGGCGGCGGATCTCGGAATCGGCGCCGGCGCGATGGTCCCGGCGAACTTGTTTGAGCCGAAGTTGACCGAATACATCGACGGCGACATCGTGCTGCCTCCGGGCACCTGTTGGGTGCCGACCTGGATGGGCGCTGGCACGACCTTTCTGGGCGGGTATTCGATCACCTGGGAAGAGATCCCGCAGTAGAGCCTCGCAAGCATGATCCATGTCGCTGCTTCTACTGCTCCGGACTCAGTCCGCGACGACCCACGCCCTCACCGGCGTGGCTTTCGGCCAGGGGGTCGGAGCTGCGCGTCTCGCGGTCCTCCGGCACATGGCTGGCGACGCCTCCGGCCAAGCCACCGCCACGGGGAGGTTGGCACGGGTCCTCCGGTTGGCTGGCTTGGCTGCTAGCCGCGGCAACGTCTCCGGCGCGCTCCGGGTAGCTCGCGCCCTGCATGGGACCGCCGCCGCTTCGGGAGCCTTGGCCGCGCGCCTGGCGGTCGTCCGGAGGCTCGGCGGAGAAGCCGCAGGATTGGCCGACGTTCGCGCACAGTTGGCCCGTGCGCGCCCGCTGGCCGGCGAGGCCTCCGGTACGTCCAGCATCCTCGGGCGCGCGTCGTGCGTGCGCGCGTTGTCTGGCGTCGCAGTTGGCTGGTCGCGCGTCGTCGGCGTCATGCTGTTATCGGCTGGTACGCCTGCCAGTCGCACGTTGCGGGTCCGGTGGTACGCGCGGACCCTGCCGGTCGCATCCGAATTCCGGCTACACCTCGTGCGGCGCGATCCGCGCGTCCAGGCGGTCGGCTCGGAGGACCGGATCATCCATCCGCGAGCGGAGAACAGGGACATCGACGCATGACCTTCACGAAAGACCCGGATGCGGTCCTCGACTATTCGGTGGATTGGCTCCTGTGGCTGGCGGGCGACCAGATCTCCTCGAGCGAGTGGATCCTGGAGCCGGGAGCGACCATCCAGAAGATCACCGACACATTCACCACCAGCAGAACGGTTGTCTGGTTAAGTGGCGGCGACAAAGGCATCACGTACCTCGTGACCAACCGGATCGTGACCGTTGGCGGCAGGACGGACGACCGGACCATCTCCGTCAAAGTGGAGGATCGCTGAAGTGGACAAGGATCAGGACCGGCGGCTCGCGGATGTCGCCCGGATCGCGGTGCGTGTCGAAGCCGAAACCGGGTGCCCGGCGAGGTTGCTCATCGCGCAGTGGGCGATGGAGTCGGAGTGGGGGGCCAAGCCCGCCGGGGCGGCAAACTACTTCGGGATCAAAAAGGCCAGCCGCCATGAGAAGTGTTGCATCGTCACGACGCAGGAGGTCGTGGCGGGCAGGCGAATCGAACAGAAACTCCAGTTCGCGGATTACGACTCCCTGGAGGCGTCGTGCCATGACTATGCGTGGCTGATCACCCACGGGGCGCCATACGCTGTCGCGTGGGCACACTACCAAAGGACCGGCGATCTCCCAGCGTTGATCGCTGCGGTCGCCACTGCGTACGCGACCGACCCGAACTATAAGGCGCTGGTCACGAGTATCGCCTACCAGACGAACGTGGCGGCGGCGATCGATGCCGCGAGGACTGTCCGTGCCTGACACCATCGGCAACATCACCGTTCCGGAGATCGCCGTCTCGGGCATGTTCCCGATCGTCCCCGAGTACCCGTACGGCCGCGCCAGCCATCCGGACGTCGTCATCCACCAGTTCGGGTCGGGGAACGCGAAGATCGAGCAGCGGTTCCTGCTGGGCACTGGCGCGCGGCGCTTCTCTGTGCGGCGCACGTGGATGAACGACGCCCAGCGGATCGCACTCCGGAACTTTTGGGAATCGAAGTACGGGCCGTACGGCGCGTTCGGCTACAACGCGCCCAATGACGACGGCAACGGGACGACCGCGCTCACCTGCCGGTTCGCCAACGAGCCTCTGTCCTGGGAGATGGTCGCGGACTGGGTCTGCTCTGTCGGCGTGACGCTGGTCGAGATCCCCGCCGCGACTCCGGCCTACACGCTCAACTCCACCGCGACCCGGTTTCCTTCTGGCGGCTTGCAGGCCGCACTGCTCTCCCAGGTCCAGCAGCTCATCCCACTCATTAAGATCGAGCCTCTCCAGGCTGGGTACCCAGCGATCTACGTCTCCGACCGGCGCTGCACGGTCGGCGCGCAACTCTACCAGGCCCGCCTAATCGATTTCGACGGTATCTCGCAGGGCATGGGTAACGAGTCCGACGACGCCGCATTCACGTTCGGCAATGCCGACCGGGTGATGCGCGACCTCGCCAACGACGTGGACCTGTATCGGGCGGCGATTTCCTTCTCGCTGTTCCACGTGGGCACGGGCATCAAGGTCGATCTGTGGAAGGGCGACATCGTCAACTGGTCCTGCGATGCCGGCCCGGAGTTCAAAGTAACGGCATCGGACGGCCTATACGAGTTGAACCTGCCGTACCCGACGCGCAAAATATCGCGCACCTGCTGGAAGGCCTTCGACTCGCAGGCGTGTCCTTACGCCAGTCACGGCGCGATGGATCTGGTGCACTTTCCGGACGGCGATCAAACCAAGTGCGATAAGAACTATGACACGCCGAACGGGTGCCTGGCGCACGGGATGAAGCGGTACTACGGCGGCATCATCGCCGTGCCGCAGGGCGTCCGGATCAAGGATAACTCGACCGGCGTGTGGGGCTTCGGGCGATCCACGCTCACCAGTGTGTCGCTGGTCGCGGATTCGATTTACGACCAGGTGCTGCCGGAGGTGTACACCGACACGGAGATGCCGGTCAACTGCAAGGTGGCGGCTGGCCGCGACGAGAGCGACTTCTACGAGGCGTTGGGCATCGTGGGCGAAGGCCCGATCGTGGCGTACACACCAACTCACTACGAGGATAAGGACGGCGATGGCAACGCAGAGACCCTGGTGGGCCACACGCTCGACGGGCAGGCGCACCACGGCTTCCCCAAGAACGACCTCGGCCTCCGGACGTGCCTGGGCACCGATCCGGCCGGCGCGGGCGACTTCTTTTCCCTCGACCAATCCGGCAACCTGACGGGCGGCGACTTCCGAAAGGTATACTCCGGCAACTCGACGCTCCTGGATAACTTCGCGGCGGGTACGGCGTTTATCGTGATCCGCAGGTCGGACGCGAAGGGCCTCCAACTCTCCAGTCCCGGCGACCACGCGATGATCGCGACGGTCGCGCAGGGTTTGAGCGGGTGGGAGTGGACCAGTCCGGGCGTGCGAGTTTACGGACCGTGCATGGTGAACCCGGTATGGATCGCGGTCAACATGGTTTTCCGCGCGCGCGGTCTCCGTTTGGGCGCGGACGCCACCACCCCGCAGTTGAACGCCGCCGAAGCATACTTCGACGTGCAGGCAGCGATCGACGCCGCCGCGATTTGCAACGACTCTGTTACCAAGATGGTCGGTGCCGGCACGGAGACGCAGTTCGCTTTCCGCGGCACGCTCCAGGAGGAGAAGCCTCTGCGGGACTGGCTTCAGGAAGTCCTGATGAACTGCCTCGGCTATTACACCTTCTCGTTCGGGAAACTCCGCATCGGTATCCGCGAGAACAGCAGCGTGGTCGAGGCGTTCACGGAGGGCAACATCCTGTTCCGGAGCCTGCAACTGGCTCCGGCGAAGCCTTCGTTCAACCATCTGACCGCCAACTTCGCGGACCAGGACTTCGCGTTCGTGAACAACAGTGTGGCGGTGTACGACATTGACCACGCGGTCTACGTGGGTGGCGGCGCGGGTCCGATGTACCTGAAGTCCAGCGTCAACCTCTGCGGCACCTCGACCAAGAGCCAGGCCGCCCGGATCGTGAGCACCCGGTTGCGCGAGGAGTTGGGCGGCACTAACGCAGCGGAGTGGAAAGCCGCGCGCCAGATCGGGTTCAAGACCACGGCGCTCGCGCTCAACACGGAGCCGGGGATGGTCTGCTCGATGACGCAGGCCGACATGCCCGGTGGCGCGGGGGAGTTCCGTGTCGCTTCCTGGAGGCTAAACAAGGATTTCTCCATCGACGTGCAAGGCCGCACGACGACCGACAGCATGTACGATCTGGTCGCCGGCCCGAAGCCCGCCGACGTGGAACCGACGCCGGTGCCGGAGGAGATCCTGTACGACACGGGCGTTCCCGGCATCGTGAACGGCACACCGAAGCTCGGGGATTACGGGACCATAGCGCTCGATGACATTACCGTGGCGCCCGACGACTCCGGCAACGAGAACCTCGTCTCCGCGCACGAGGTCGCGATGGGCCTATACTACGTGGACGAACTGGCGGTGGACCTGTGGGCCAGCCTCGACGCCGATCTCGACCGCGACACCGATCCGGCCACCGTCGCCTGCACCGTCAATCCGGACACCAGCCGCACGTTCAAAGTGGGCGACTTCGTGGTGTTCAACGACGAGACGAAGAATCCGGACGTGGGATACCTCCGGTCGTACGAGTCCGCGCAGATCGTCGGGCCTGGTAATACCGGCGATGTGGTCCCCACCGGCAACTTCCAGTTGCAGCGGGCCTATCCCGGCGTCGATCCCGGCTTCGCTACCTTCGGCACGCTCCGTTGCGCGCACAAGGCTGGCATCCGGTTCTACAGGCTCGATCTGAAGCAGTTCACGTACTCGGTTAAGAAGGGCTTCTTTCGGACGCCGGGAATCACGCCGCGCATCGAGGCGATCCTGCCCTCTGCCTGCGTGGTCGCCATGCTGGTCGGCGTGGCCAATAACTTCGGCTACAGCCCGTTCACGGTGTTCCCGCTCTCACACCAGAGCGAACCGTTCGCTCCCGGCATGAGGACGTGCAACGGCGGCGCGTACACGTTCCAGGTTCCCGGCCCGCTGGCGGTCGCGGACACCGTGGTCATTCCAATGCGCGTCCACGACACGGCATCGATCCGGTGCATCTATGCGTACGTGCAGACGCCGACCACGGACGGGCAGAGCGCGTACCTCGTGAAAGTCTCGCGCGACGACAGCGCGACGTGGGAACCGTTGGAGTACATGGGCATCGCGCAGAAGCTCCCCGGTGGCTACAAGAACACGTACGACTTCCTCGTGGACGGCGGCTACGGTAAGCCCGCCACGCGCCGCCTCCCGTACGACGATTGCGGCATCGTTCTCACGCAGAACGTCACCGGGGGCGGCGGCGCGCAGACCGTCTCCATCGCATCGTACGGCGCGAACGTCCTTGGCTTGGACGTCGGCGAATTCGTTCATATCAACCTCGGTCAGGCCGACGAGGAGTACGTGGAGGTGTTGACGGTCGATCCGGCCGCACAGTTGTTCACCGCGAACTTCACCCAGGACCACTCGACGGGCGCCACGGTGCGCCCGACCATCTGGCCGACACCGGTGCTCAACGAGGGCGACACGCTGGCGTTCGACATTCTGGCGGTCGCGAGTCCCGATCCCGGCAGCGACGTGACCGTAGTGATTCAGACATGAATCGGCCTAATGACCAACGAGTCGGTTGTCCCGAGATGTCCACGGGTTGGCGACAGTAGGGCTGGACCGTCTTGCCATCACCGGCGCACGGTAGAGACTCGACAAGGTGGGCAACAGGCACTTTCGCTTTTTGTTCGCCATGGTAGGATGGATGTGCGGCCGTAGTATGCGACTGGGGCTTTACAGGTACGCGCGATGTCCAGGCAGCGAAACTGGCGTTAAGACGGTGAAACCCGGTAGCGGGGTATTCGGCGGGAATCGCCATTCCCGCCCGACAGTTCCCGAAAGTCGACCAATGAAGAGAATCGGTTTCAAGCTCAAAGAATGGGCGTCGGCTGGGAATTTCGCGTCATGGAAATACGTTTGCTTCGATTCCCGTAGCGAAGTGTTCATTCTGGGGTATGCACGCGCTGTGACAGCCTGTACAATAGAAGTCCAAAACAGAATTCCGTCAGAACGTTTTCGCGCAACCATCGCCGTGCCAGAGAGCCGAACAATTCGCGATCCGATCCATCGGTTCATCAAACTGAACGAACAGGAGACCGAAATCATCGATTCTGAGGCGTTTCAACGCCTGCGGAATCTGCGGCAACTCGCGTTCGCCTACCTGGTCTATCCTGGTGCCACCCACACGCGCTTCGAGCATAGCCTCGGCGTTTGCCACGTCGCCGGATTGCTTGCCCGGAAGCTCGGATTCGACGAGGACCAGACGAAGCTGGTGCGGCTTGCGGCGCTTCTTCATGATCTCGGCCATGGCCCGTTTTCGCACGTCTCTGAGGAAGCCCTTGAGCGGTATTCTGATCGTGAAAAATTACCCCCGAAGACGCATAAGATCCATGAACTGATTACCACGATCCTGATTCGAGAGGATCCGCAGATCGCCAGGTCGCTTGCACAGAATGACAGGGAAAGAATTGTGAATGCCCTCGGTCCCGGGCACGGCGAGCCCATTTTGAAAAACGTGCTTTCGGGGCCGCTTGATGCGGATAAGCAGGACTACCTGTTGCGGGACAGTTATTATTGTGGAGTTCAGTATGGCATGTTCGATCTGCCGCAGTTGCACGAGGTGCTCTGTAACATCGCTGATCCCGCTGGGGACAGAACGCTCATGATCGAGCCCGGCGGTGTCCATACGTTAGAGCAATTCGTTCTGGCGAAGTACTACATCACCACCCAGGTGGTGCGCCATCGAATCCGTCTGATCACCGATCAGATGCTCATCCGGGCGATCATACTGGGCGTTGAAGAGGACCAAATAGACGAGCTCCGTGCGCTCTACGCTTTCGATGGGTCGTTTGACTTCATCAAACGGTACGCTGCGTGGGGAGACACGCGACTACTGCAGGCATTTTCGTCGGAGCAGTTCGAGGGCAAACTCGGCCACTTTCTGTTCAGTGGCTTGCTTCGAAGGCGGCTACTTAAACTGGTTTTCCGTAAACCAGTCATTCAGTTTTCTCCGGACGCGCGGGAAGCACTGAGCGCTATTTCCAAGCCGAAAAATGCGGACAAACGCAGGCACATCGAAAAGCTGCTATTGGAAGAGATACAAAAACACGCCAAGGTTGTAACTACACCCGGAACAGACCCTTCGCATTTCGTCATTGTTCACGGTTATACATTGAAGTCGGTTAAGGAGGAGGCGCGGAACGATGAGGCGTCCATCTTGGTTAACGAAACGCCCCCCATACTGTTCGAGAGCGCTTCAGTTTTGTTTAATTCGATAAATGAGAAGCTCAGCGAGACTTTTGTCGAGGTCTACGCCCCAGTAGAGTATCAGACGCCGGCGGAACGGAGAAGCCTGAAGAACAAACTCTCGGCGCCGATTGCCGCGATTCTGGAAGGAGCATCACAATGACGATTAATGACGCCCTCCTGTTTACCTACGACGCCGCTGGGGGAAGCATTCAAGGGAAAACCAACCTCCAGAAAAAAATGTATTTTGTGGCGGTCATGTTGGGGAAGGACTTCGGCTACGGTGCTCATTACTATGGCCCTTACTCGGCAACGGTGGCCGCGGCAAATCAGGAACTTAAGAGCTTGGGATACCTCTCGGAATCCACAGCATCAGCCGGCAGCTACAACGCATCAGGCTTCGAGATTGCGCGCCACGATTTCCAACTGACTCCCGATGGGCGCTCTGTGCTAGCCGCAAAGAAGGCCCGGTCGCCTGAGGATTGGATACGGGTTGAAAAGGCGGTCAAGCGCCTTTCTGAGGCCGGCGACCTGAATTATATGGAGCTATCCATCGCAGCGAAAGCATATTTCCTGCTCAAACAGGCGACGAGGGCAAGCGATACCGAACTCGTCAAACAGGCCACTAAATTCGGTTGGACCGTCACGGAAGATGAGATCCGAAAGGCCGTTGAATTCTTGATTGCCTTGGATCTGGCCAAGGCAGTTGATTAATCTAGTCGCTGCAAAGCCCCTCGCGATACCTACGACCTGCGGGATTCCCCAAATTCGATAAGGGGTGCATCTGTAAATGGACTTGACTCAGGCCCCGGAGCGCTCCTGCTGGCAGCCGAGTCATAAATCATAGGCGCTCAGCCCCGCGCAAGCAAGCCGAGGCCTTCTGTCCTGGCGGCGTTTCCGGTAGCGCAAAACGAGGAAGGGGTTGTCATCCGGTGCGAGATCGAAGTTCGAATTCCCGGCATAGAAAATCTTTCTTTTCGGACCAAAGCCACGCTTTGCCGGAAATGAATGTGTCGCCTTTGTGCCTTTGACATGTCGGACCGAAGATAAATCCCTCATCGCAAATGCGCTCTACACGAGCACTCCGGGGTGAGGCGCAAAACCCAGAGGTCGCGCGCTATGGGCCACGCTGACGGAAAGCATCCGTTGCTGAGATGTCCAGGGCCAGCGCTTCGATCCTCCTGCTGGTCGCCAACAACTTAAGCGCCCGTCCTCTCTACTGCCGATTCATACTACATGGGTTCTGAGCTCCTTCGAATCTTCGACCCACGCCGCAACTTCCAATTGCAGGGCTTCACCGGTCGCGCCGCGACAACCACGCTCCATGATGCGACCGCCACGGGTGTGTCCATCTCCGGCATCTTCCAGGGCGCGGAGGATTTCGGAGTCCTCGAACTGTACCACGCGTACGATTACTACAACCACCTCCGGTTGAAGCACCTGCCGCGGACGGACCTCTCGGGCATCACGCTCGCGTTCGATATCGAGTACGACCACGATCTCGACGGCGCGATGCGGTTGGACGCCGCCAAGTACCCGTCCGTCGCGTGGGACGCGATCACGTTCGTCTGCAATGACGGGCGCGGCACGTACGACACCCACGAGGTGTCCCTGCTCAAGCACGCCACGGTGATCGACGGCGAGCAGACGCCCGCCAGCATGTGGGCCGAAGTCTCCGGAGCGGAGATCCTGGACGGCGGCATCGATTGGCTGCACCTGTACTTCCGCGACACCCGGTACACGGTGACGAGCACGGACTGCCGTCTGGAGACGCAGATCCTTGGGAACGTCGCACCGGACCCCGCAGGCGGTCTTACCGAAATCTACGTGTACGACACCACGGGATTCGCGGAGGGCGACACCATCGATATCGAGCGCGGCGGGACAAACTTCGAGACGACCTCCATCGTTCAGATCGTCTCCGGCGTCTTCGGGAAGTTCTATGCGTACCTCACGAAGACCCACGCCGACAAGTCGTACATAAGCCGCCAGACCGAAGCGTGGCACCTCGCCAAGAAGCTCGCGGACATCATCAACACGCACAACGCCGGCGACGTGGCGGGCAGGTTCGGCCCGGACCAATCGAGCGTCATCAAAGCCGAAGTGGGCGGCGGCACCACTTACCAGTCCGGATCGGTACACCTCGAGTTCCAGCCCGCCGCATCTGATGGGACGATCTACGGGAAACTCGGGAACCTGGATCGCGTGGTAGTGACGCACGGGCGCACGAACGGCGGCGCGGAGGACGACACGCAGCAGGGCTTCCAGTGGACCGATGGCTCCGGATCGAGTTATCGCTTCGGGGGCGGCGACAACACGATCCGGTACCACATCGAGTTGCCGTTCAACACCCTCACGGACAAGAACGGCGCTGCGGTCGATGCCACCAAGTGCTGGAAGATCTACATGGTTTTTGCGCCCCGCTTCGAGCGCGCGGAGGAGGAGTTGGAGGACGGGTGCTTCCTGACCGCTCTGGTCAATCCGGGCGACACCACCTGGAGCGTGGACGATGGATCGAAGCTCACTGGGGGGCGGTACTTCATCGGGACGCCGACCAGCAAGGAGCGCATCCTGCTCGTGGCCGGAGGCTCGACCAGCATCAGCGTCCAGCGTGGCTATGAAGGCTCGACGGCAGGCTCCTGGCCCACCGGCACGCGCCTCCAGAAGCTCCCGCCTGATAGCGGCTTCACGTCCGACGTGGAGTGGCGCGCGACCATCTCCAACATCACGGTGACCGGCGATGCCAGCCTGAAGGTGGGCGGCGGTAGCTCGCGCATCAAGTCCTCCGACGCGCGGTGCAAGTACACGGGCACGAAATGGCAGGATTACGCCTATGGCGCGGGGTGGCCCTCCCAATGGTGGAGCGGTGGCCACGCGCGCCGGATCGCGCCGAACAACGACCACGCCGACATAGGCGACGTGTCGATCACGTACTCGTATCCGAAGCAACACGACCTCTACCTTGGTACCTTCGACCTCGCGAGCAGCGATTTCGCATTTGCGAGCGTATATGTGGACGGCGCGTTCGCTGGTGCCGTCTATCCAGTGCTCAACGAGTACGGAGGCCGTTCAGTGAACCTCCGGATCGCCACGGGCGTTGCGGCCGGAAGTCACACGGTGAGGATCGAACCGTGGGGCACGACGCCGACCGCGTTCTTTTACTTCGATTACCTGTGGCCCCTGGAGCCGCAGGACGTTCCTGACGCGCCGCAGGTGTACGGCGACGTGTCGCTGGCCATCGACTTCGACACCGACCACGGCTACAAGAAGCCCCCGGCCTGGCTGCTGTGGCAACTCCAGAAACTCGGGTTCCAGGGCCACGCCGACGTGTACATGGGCGTCTTCTGGAACAACAAGCGGCAGCGGATCGGCGCGAGCTACCCGTACGCCACGGTCGCGTTCACTGGCACGCCGACGCCAGGAGAGACGGTCGCCATCTCGATTGCCGGGACCACCATCACGCACGCGATGGGGTACGGCGAGACTCTCCAGAGCATCGCGTCCCAACTCCGCATGGCCATCAACGCGATTTTCTCCAGCGCATGGGCCAACGACAACTTCGGATCGAGCACCACGCTCCGGATTCAGGCCAAGGCGCCCAGCCAGACGTTCACTGGCGTGGCGGTCACATCCTCCGCGAATGTGACGCTCACGCTCGTGAACAACCTCGGCACGGCGGGCGCGGAGGGCGATTGGGAGTTGCTCGACTCCGTGTCGCCGGTGATGACGGAGGGCGCGCGGAAGTGGCTGCGCGATCTGGCGGGCCAGTTCGCGGCGGCGGGCATCCCGGCGTCGTTCGCGTTCTCGATGGAGTGCTACAACCCGCCCGCAGGCATGCGCGCGAAGTATCTCCGCAAGGCTGGCGGCGTCGTGCAGCAGGGCGACGACGTGTTCCTGCCTACGCCCTCGTACCAGATGCACTTCGGCACGCGCGTCCGGAACTACCTGAAGCAGATGTACAAGGAGTGCGCGGACGAGGTGGCGGCGGCGGGCCTGGCGGTCGCGCTCCAGTTTGGAGAGACGCAGTGGTGGTACTTCGACAACCGCGCGACCGATGCCAACGGCGGCATGGGCTTCTATGATCAGGAGACTATCGACGCATTCGCGGCGGCGAAAGGTCACCAGATTTGGCCGTTCGTGGCCAATACCGATGATCCTGCTGGCGATCCGGCGCACCCGTACGAGACGGCGAACTTCCTGCGAGACCGGATCTGGTCGTATTGCCAGGAGGTGATGGCGTACGTTCTCGCGTATCATCCGACCGCCGTCTTCGAGTGCCTGTGGCCGCTCGATGCCAATCAGGGGAAGCCGTCGCCCGATCCGGCGTACCGCGCGCTCCTGATGCGCATCAACCTGCCCGACCAGTGGAAGTCGTCGTCGTTCGGCCTCAAGTACTTCCGATGCGAGGGATTCGATTACGACGTGTGGCAGAAGAACGCCGTGCTGATGAAGCAGACGTTGACGTACGCGAATGCCACGCTGGGACGGCCCGCATCGGAGTGCATGTATCTGGCGGGCCTGTACGGTCCTCCGGACCCTCCGCTCGCGCAGGCGTACTCGAACTTCCGCGCGTCGAAGGTCTACTCAATGGCGCTGTGGGCGTTCGACCAGTTCTGTCTCAACAGCCGTCCGGTGCCCTTGCCCACGGCCCTCCCGCAGGCGCAAGGAACGGCAGCGGTGTACCACAAGCCGAAGTACGCTCGCGCCGCGGAGCTGCCAACGGCGGTCGTGGTCATCGCGCCGCCCAGTGGTGCTCTCAATCGGTTCAAGGGAAACGAGGGAAAGCTCAATGGCTAACTATCCTGGCGCAATCGACAGCGCGGCCAGCCTGTTCACGCCGGCCGATGCGTTTTCCGGCGCGCCCCTGGAGACGACGGTCACGGGCGGCGTCCTGGCGGGCGACTCCACGATTAACGTGGTGTCCGCGTCCGGTGGGTTTGCCGCGAGCTACGGCATCCTCTCGATTGACGACGAACTGATCGTGTACACCGGCAAGAGCGGGACGGCGTTCACGGGTTGCCAGCGTGGAGCCTTCGGGACGACCGCCGCCGCCCACAGCAACGGCACGGCGGTGAAGGCGAACATGGTCGCGGGCTTCATCACCGCGCTCCAGTCGGCGGTGCTGGCCATCGAGAACGAGTTGGGCACCGCCGCCGCGCGCAACTACGTCCGGAAGGACGGCGCGGTCACGGTCACCGGCCTCAAGACGTTCCAGGACGGCGCGGAGTTCGGCAGCGGAACGAAGGCCAGCACCGGCTTGGTGCGCCTGCCCAACGCTGGCTCGGTCAAGTGGCGCAAGGCCGACAACTCCGGCGACCTCGGCATCTCGCTCGGCGCGAACAACCATCTGGCGATGGACGCTGTGATCGACTTCGCTGCGGGCCAGACGTTCGGCGCGTTCTCCTATCCAGACGCGACGACCGCCGCCAAGGGCATCGTGCAGATCGACGCCGTTGGCGGTCTGGCTGTGGCTGCTGGTGTTCTCTCAATTGCCGACTCGCCGGTCACGCCTGGCTCCTACCCGAAGGTCACGGTCGATCAGAAGGGGCGCGTGACGGCGGGCACGCTCCTGCTCGCCGCCGACCTGCCCTCGCACACCCACACGGCGTCCGATATCACCGCCGGATCGCTGCCATTTACGATCCAAAACAACGGCGCGGCTGTCGGGACGCGTCGCGCGTTGAACCTGATCCAGGGCGCGAACATCGGCCTCACGTTCCTCGATGTGCCCGCCAGCGACCGCGTGGAGGTGACGGTTGCGCTTGCGTCGGTCCCGGCGCACAACCATGCGGCAAGCGATATCAACTCAGGCACGCTGGCCCTGGCGCGCGGCGGTGTGGGGGCGAGTCTCTCGGGCACGGGCCCCGGCTTCCTGAGGCAGACGGGCGTTGGCGCGGCCGTAACAGTGGCCACGCTCGTCTCCGGCGACCTGCCCAGCCACACGCACGAAGGCAGCGATATCACGAGCGCGGCGCTCCACACCGTCCTCAAGGCGGCGGCGAGCATCGGGACGCGGCGCGGCATCAACCTGATCGAGGGCGGCAACGTGACGCTCACCGTCTCGGACGACGCCGGGAACGACCGCGTGAACGTCACCATTGCGGCGGCGTCCGGTGCCGCCACCCACAATCTCCTGAGCGTGACGCATCCGGACACGGCGGTCGCCTCGCCGGTCCTGGGGGATCTGATCGCGGCCAATGCGACTCCGGCGTGGTCGCGCGTGGCTGGCAACACCACTGCCACGCGCAAGTTCCTGCGGCAGACTGGCAACGGCAGCACTGCGGCGCTGCCCGCCTGGGACACGCTGGTGTCTGGCGACTTGCCCACGCACACGCATACCGGAACCGATGTTACGAGCGCGGCGCCCATCAACGTGCTGAAATCTGCCGCCGCCATCGGGACGCGGCGCGGGATCAATCTGATCGAGGGCACGAACGTCACGCTCACAATGGCCGACGACGCGGGCAACGACCGCGTGAATATCACCATTGCCGCGTCGGCCGGCGGCGGCTCCAACCACAATCTCCTGAGCGGCACGCACTCCGACACCGTGGCCGCGTCGCCGGTCCTCGGGGATATGATCGCGGCCAACTCCACTCCGGCCTGGCAGCGGGTCGCGGGGAACACCACGGCGACCAGGAAGTTCCTGCGCCAGACAGGGACAGGCACGGTAGGCGCTATCCCCGCTTGGGACACGCTGGTGTCCGGAGATCTGCCAGCACACAACCACGCCGCGAGCGACGTGAACTCCGGCACACTCGCGCTCGCCCGCGGCGGCGCGGGCGCGGACCTTTCCGCGAGCGGTCCCGGCTTCCTCAAGCAGACCGGCGTGGGTGCCGTGGTCACGGTGGCCGCGCTCGCAGCGGCGGATATCCCGGCTCACGACACTTCGAAGCTCACCAGTGGCACGCTGGCGCTCGCTCGCGGCGGCGCTGGCGCGGATCTATCCGCGTCAGGCCCCGGCTTCCTGAAGCAAACCGGCGTCGGAGCGGCGGTCACCGTGGCCGCGCTCGCGTCCGGAGATCTGCCGGCCCACACGCACACGAGCGCGCAGATCACCGACGCGACCGCAGCCGCGACCGTCAGCACGGTGGTGCTACGCGACGGTTCGGGCGGCGCCAATTTTGCGTACGCCGCCGCCAACAACCTGTGGGCTTACCTCGACTCGCATCTCCAGTCCGTCGAGAGCGGGCCATACGGGACGGTCGGCGGTCCCTACGAGAACATGCTGAAGTACTCCGAAGACTTCAGCGTCGGCACGTGGGACAAGAACGGCGGCACTTGCACCGTGGTCGCCAACTCGATCGTGGCGCCCGATGGCAACACGACCGCCGACGCGGTCACCGCGAGCGGCGCGGCGGGCCTCATCCGGCAGAACATCGCTGGCCTCGCGGCGAACGGCCAGTATACGTTTTACGTCTGGATGAAGGTCGCCTCCGGCACGATGACGGTGTCGCTCGGCATCCTCGACAACGGCTGGACCACGTGGCTGGTGGGTCCGACCGCCGTAACGCTCACGACGTCGTGGCAGCGGTTCAAGGTGACCGCGACGATGACCGGCGGCGCGACCGCGCTTTGGGTAGCGCTGGGCCATTACACGGACGGCTGGACCGCAGGCCAAGTCTTCCATGCGTGGGGCGCGTGCCTCCAGCAGGGCAATGATCCGAAACGCGGGTACGCAAGGACCTGGGGCTACCAGACCGCGCAGGTGTTGGCGGGCGTGGCCTGCGGACCAACCGTAGTCTCTGCGGTGAACAGCACTGACTCGCCGTTGAAGGTGCGCGGTCCCGGTTCGAACCTCGCGGACCACACGCTCCTCGAGGTGACTGCGGGCGGCGAATTGATCATCGCGGGCGGTACCGGAAACGGTTACCGCCTCGCGGAGTTAATGGGCGCGACGAACCCGAACGGCTGGAGCGGAGTGCTCAAGGTCAAGAATCCGGCTGGCGTCACCGCAGGTTACATCCTGCTTTACTCCAACCCGTAGTTCAAACTGAAAGGACAACCCTATGAAGTTAAAGCTGGACCACACCCAGCGTCTGAATCTGCACGCGCTCCTGGGCGCACAGCGGGCAGACGTGGGTTCTATTCGCGCGATTTGGGCGGCTCAGGACAAGATCGCGCTCGACGCCGACGAGGAGAAAGCCATTGAGTTGAAGCGCGAGATGGTCGCGGGCCAGGAGCGTGTGGTGTGGAACGCCGCGCTCTCGATCCCCGCCAAGGATTTCGAGTTCACCGAACCGGAAGTCACGCGCATCAAGGCGGCGGTCCAGACATGGAACTCGTACGGCGCCAACGCCGACCGGCGATGGCTGCAGCCTCTCATAGAGGTACTGTTTGCGACTGATTTGGCGAGGGCCTGA